GGCGGTAATGGCGGCGTAGGTTCTACATCGTCTATCACAGGTACATCCGTTACTTACGCAAGTGGCGGAGGCGGCGGGACACAAAGCGGCGGAACTGCCGGCACTGCTTCAGCGGGCGGCGGTGGGAACGCTGGTACGGCGGGTGGGGACAATCCAGGCGGCAGCGGGACCGCAAATACCGGCGGCGGCGGCGGCGGGTCGTCCTACCAATCCGGTGCAAATACAACTGGTGGGACCGGCGGGAGCGGAATTGTAGTGCTTTCTTATACTGCCGCTATATCTGGCGTATTTCCTAACCTGCCAATGTTGGGGATGTAGATGATACAGACAGGATTCGTTTTGGTGGATAAGTCCACTAATGCAGAATGTGGGCGCTGGGTGCAGGCCGACGTACCTAATCCGCTCATACTTCCGACCGGCGACCATATCTGTGGGGGCGTATACCCGTGGGAAAATGACGGATATCGCCTCGATCCGATCATGGCCGAGCCGCCGATCCCGGATATAACGAAACGCCAGGCGGTTATCTATCTCGCGTCAGTTGGCAAGACGGAGGCCGACGTGCTGGCGGCAATCGCCACGATCCCCGATGCAATGCAGCGCGTCGCGGCGCAAGCGGCGTGGCAATATCCTGATGGCGGCGTGATGCACCGCAGCCACCCGATGTTTGATGCCCTTGGTGGCGCCCTTGGGATCACTGACATGGACGCAGCGTTCATTGCAGCGGCGAAACTCTGACACGGGCAGCTTGCTATGGCGTGGGGAGGCGCACTTGGTGAATTTGCACTAGGGCAGGAGTGGGCTGCCTATGTAAGTGTGGTCGTCAACACTGCCACTGCATTGGAAACCATTGGGGGTGTCAGGATAGACGATGCACTACCAATGGAGGACACTGCCACGTGGCTTTCCAATGCAGTGGCAAAAGTTGAAATAACTGACACTGTTAGTTCCTATCAGGTGCCAGCCCCGACGGAGTTCCTTGCTTACAAGGTGTCTGACGCGGCGGCGCTGTTGGATGCCGCCGTCGCACTGCGGTCGGACAACAGCCCATGCTTGGAAATAACCGCAGGTGTTATCCGTGACTGCAACATTCGTGACGAGATACTTGTCACTGTTGCGTCTGACAGTGGGCCACAGCTGGAAATCATTTCTATGGCTGTGGTCCAGTCTGACGCCGCTGGACTGCTGGAATGGGTCGGCAATGTCAGGCAGGACGGCACGGCGCTCCTTGGCGTGATCCAGGGCGTCACGGCTGACAGCCCTGCGCCATTGCCCATCCTTGGTGGGGTCGCAGCGGACGGTGCTGGGGCACTCGAATTCAGCACTCTGTTTGCCAGCTTCTCGCGCGCTGGCCTTGAAATAACCCCCACTGTCACGACAGACAGCGGGGCGCAGATGGAGTTCATGTCGTCCGTCAATATCACCTTCTGCGACAGCGGGGTGCAACTGGAGTTCGATGCTAACTGGGCATCTTATTACGGCTTCACAGTCCTTGAGACCCTTGGCAACCCGGTCACGGACACCCGGACGGCACAAGAGCAGACGGCGGCTATGGTCGTTGACGCCACGGCGCTGCAAGAACAGACAGCAAAAATCCTGCTGGATGCTGTAGCAGTGCAGGAGGCACTTGCGGCGGTCAGCAATAACAGCCTTGGCCCGCTGACAGTCCTTAGCGCCTTGGCGGTCGACCAGACGGCGTTGCCGGAGACCCTTAAGCTGACGCGCGCCGACGCAGTAGCCTTGGTCGAGGTTGCCTGTGCTTTGACAGCTGACGCCATTGCGCCGATGGAAGCCCCTGCTGGGGTCCGCGCTGACACCACCGCGCCAGCGGAGGCCCTGACAGCAGCAGGCAGTCAGGTCGGCGCTATGCTGGAGGCCTTGGCTGCGGTCGCAGCGGACACTGCCCCCCGGCTCGATGTGACGGTGACGTTTGCAAGGCAGGAGGCCGTGTGCGTGGAAAGCACCACACGGGTGCTGCTGGACCGGACAGTAATCAGTGAAATACTGCCGACGGTCACGCGCGACAGCAACGCAGCAATGGAGTTCCTTGGTTCATTCTTGGTCAAAGCGGACGGCGCCGCCCAGGTCGAGTTCATTGCACAAGCGCGCAGGGACAGCGCTGCGTTGCCGGAAGTCGTTGCCAATTTCAAGCTTGACGCTGTCACGGCTGACGAGGTCACTAGTGCCTTGCGCGTGGATGCTGTCGCGGTCGACGAAATAACGCTGGCTGTCCACACTGACGCCAAGGCGCTGCTTGATGTCCTGTTGACGCTGGCGGCTGACAATGCCACGCAAATGGAGACCCGCCAGACCTTGGTACTGATCGCCCGCATGGTGGTCAAGGCGCTGGCGACCTATGCCGACGCCGTTGTGCGCAGCACCGACAGCACTAGGAACTAGACGAATGGCTGTTACCACGACTGTCCGGGGCAACTGGGTCACTTTCCTGGCACAGTTCTATGATGCCAACTGCAACGCTGTGTTTCCTGACATGGCTGAGCTATATGTCAACTACAATGTCGGCGGTGTCCCTGACTTGGCGACCGTGGCATTGGAACCCACCGTGGCCGACCCCAACGTTTGGTCGGCACAATGGTCGACTGACGGCATTGACGCCGGGCGCGTCTACTGGTCGGTGCGGGCGCATCTTGGGCCACAGACCATTGTGCAGGACGGGTCGTTTACTGTGTCCACCAACCCGGCGAACCAGCCATGAGCGTACAGGAGTCGATGGCCAGCCCGACCCCGTTGGGCAGTGACCTACAGGCCGGTGTTGATGCCATATCGGCCAACCAGACTGTTACGTTCACCAAATATGTGCGGACAGTGCTGCCGTCCGACGGCTATGTGTTTTGGATCAAGAACAGTCTGCTGGCGCAATCGCCGGCTGTGCTGTCAAAGTGCGCCCCGGCTATCGAAAATACCTTTGATGCCAAGGGCAGCTTGCACTACTCGACGGACCTGCATCAGGAGGAAGACAAGACATATACGGTCAACCGCGTCGTGTTCACCAGCGAGCGCGAAATACAGCAGCTCAACGGCGTCAATCCGGAGCTGCTGTACATTGGGGTCTTTGACGGCATCCGCTTTGCCTTTGGCCAGCGCGGTTCCTATTATCGACAGTCGAACCTGTTTCATTACGTGGGGTCGGCGGTCTACTCGGATATGGAGCTGCAGATCATCGAATCCGCCAAGGACTTGGACCCCAGCAACGTGATCGTCAGCAACAGCCTGCCGCTGTGGCTGACCTTCAACAATTATGAGCCCTTTTATGGGTTCGCCAACTTGGTCATGCCCCTGTGGCCGTCGTTCCTGGTGCCGTCCAACCTGCGACCGCCGTTTGCTTCCGTGCACATCCTGCCGGAATCAACGCAGGCGCTGTCGTCAGCGCCGCGCATCGACGCAACGCAAAGCCATAGCCAGCTTGTGCGGGAAAGCGTTCGCATCACCATGTACGGCATGAACAATGCCGAGGCGCTCAATTTTATTGACTGCGTTTATCAGCGCAGCCAAGATGACCCCGGCTTCGGCATACTCAATATGCCCGTTGTACGCGACGACAAGCGCGGGCAGGTCGAGCTTACTGCACTGTCACAGAAAAAGACCGTCGACTTCGACATCAGCTACGTACAGTCCGCCGTGCGCGATATGGCGCGTCAGTACATTGCATCGGCGGTCGTTGGCTATAAAATAGCCTCATTGTAACCCGCGTTGATCGTTTCACAACCCAACCAGGAGACAGACCATGCCGCAGAATCCCCTCGCCGCCACCATTGGCAAAAACCCCAGCAATGCGCAGCAGACCGGCAACTATGACGCTGGCGGTGCTTTCTCCGTCTCTGGCGGTGGCCTGTCGAGCAAGCTCAATGTGACCGCAGCCGTCGCCGTCAAGGCGACCGCCGGCCGTCTGTGCAAAATTGTCGTCATTGCCCCCGGCACCACGTCAGGCAGTCTGACCATCAACGACTGCGCGACCACGGGCGCCGCGACCACTGCCAATGAAGTGTTCACCATTGGCTATGCCGCCATGTCGGTGGGTCAGGTGATCACGCTCGACTTCCCGTGTCAGGTCGGCATTGTCGTCTCGGCCGTGCCGGGCGGTGGTTCGCCGCAATACGCCATCAGCTTCTCCTGACCCCTGCGAAACGCACCATAGGGCACCGCCAACATGACTCAGATCGTAACGGTCAATGTTTCGCAGACCGTTGCGCCTGTGCCGAGCACGCTCCAGAAAACTGGGGCGTTGCTTTCGCAGGGCGCAACGACGACTGCACCGGGCACACAGACGCTGCTTCGACAGCCGTCTGACTTGACCCCCATCCTGAAGGGGGCGCTGTCCATTGCGTCCCTGACGCAGACGGCGGGCGTAGCGACGGCGACCACCGCCGCCCCGCATGGGTTTACGGTCAGTGATACCTTGCCGCTGACCATCGCCGGCGCGTCCCCTGCTGGCTACAACGGCACGTTTACGTGTACCGTGACCGGCGCCAACACGTTCACTTACGCCGTCAGCAACAGCCTTGTGACGCCTGCGACCGGCACCATTGTCTATACACCCGAAGACGTGGCCGAGCTGTCGGCCATGGTGACGACGTTTTTCGCCCAGGGCAGCCAACAGGCCGTCTATGTGCTGGAGCTGGGGGCGGGCAATGCTGCCGATGGCGTTACCTACCTGACCACCTGGATTGCGGCCAACCCCGGTGTGTTCTACGGCTACTTGGTGCCGCGCTACTGGGCGTCCGAGCCTACCTTCCTGACGCTGCTTGGCAGCTTCGAGACCACCACCAGCAAGACCTACTTCTGGATCGCGGCGACCACGGGTAACTACACCAATTTCACCAATGCCATGAAGTCGGCCTTTGTGATGGTGGAGACCCCCGGCATCCCGGCGACGGAGTTTGACAGCGCGTCAGCGTTCCAGGCCGCACTGAACTACGCCCCATCGACCATCAACCGCGTGACACCGTTCCAGTACAATTATCTGTACGGCGTGACCCCATACCCGACGCCGGGCAATTCGACGCTGCTGTCGAACCTGCTGACCGCCAATACCAACTATGTTGGCAGCGGGGCGGAAGGTGGTATCAGCACGTCGATCCTGCGCAACGGCACCACGCGCGACGGCCAGCCGTTCGACTACTGGTACTCGGTCGACTGGGTCCAGATCAATGTTGACCTGGATATCGCCAACGCTGTCATCAACGGGTCCAACAATCCGGCCAATCCGCTCTACTACAATCAGGACGGCATCAATCGCCTCCAGGACGTGGCAGCGGCGACCATGGCGCAGGGTATTTCCTTTGGTATGGTCTTGGGGTCCGTCGTCCGCACCAACCTTGACCAGACGACGTTTATCAACAACTTCAACAATGGTCTGTATGACGGCCTTGCCGTTGTCAATGCAGTGCCGTTTATCACCTACAGTAAAGCCAACCCCGGCGACTATGCCATCGGTCGCTATGCTGGCTTCACCATCATCTACACGCCGGCTCGTGGCTTCACGTCCATCGTGTTCAACGTCAACGTCACGAACTTTGTGGCGCAGTGAGCAGGAGCGACTGAAACATGGCTAATCCTCTTGTCGCACAAGGCTCCCTCAACCGGGTCCGTGCGAGTGTGTCGTGGCCCAACTTCCCCGAGCTGAACATCACAGCGCCGTACCTTGGTGCCGACGGCATCCGCCTCGCCTTGGAAGGCGAGTCAACGGTGTTTCTGCCGACCATGACCGGGGCGGTTACGTCGCCGCAGCCCTACATGATGATCAGTCTCACCACCAACCTGATCAAGACACAGGCCCTGGCAGATGCCTACAAAGCGCAGATGGAGTCGAATGCCCTTTTGGGCGATGGCGTGGTGCGTCCCGACGTGTCGTCGGGCCTGTCGCCGTACCCGGTGACCAACTGTGCTATTGAAAGCGTGCGCGAACTTGCTTTCAATGGCAGTGACGCCGGCTTTGTCGTCACCATCAAAGGGTACTACTTGGTCAATTCGTCGCTGTTTGACTGACCACAATGACGCGGGGGTGTCATGAAAATTGACAAGAAGCTGAATGTCGTTTTGCCGCTGGAGCGGCCCGACGGCATGATCTACGTTCATTCAACGCCCATCGCGCGGGCGGTGTTTGAACGGTTTTTTCTGGTGATCTCCAAGACCTTCGCCGCCATCTATAGCGAAGGTCTTGGGTCACTGGCAGGGCCGCGCGTCGCCGCCATGATGGTGCGCAAGGTGGCGGCGGAAAGCGGGATACTGGACGAGGTCGAGCGCGGTTTCTTTGCCGAGCTGCGCAGACTGTCCAATGTTCTGATGCTGACCGGTGACGGCTGGGAAGCCGTGCCGCTGCACAACGCCATCACCAATGGGGTGTTTTCAGACGATGAACTTTCAGAGGTCGAAAACGCCCTGACTTTTTTTACGGTGGTGTCTGCAATGCACAAGCGGACGGAGGTCGGGCAAGTGCTGGGTGTAATGTCGAGTCTGTGGGGTGCGCAAATTACCTCGTCCAACTGTACGGAATACGGAACTTCCTTACAGACATCGACCGGGGCCGCGAGTTCTGGCGTGACGGCGACCACCTAGTTGGTGCGATACTTGAGTGGGCGGCGGTCGACGGCTTTGAAGCGTTTCTGAAACAGTTTGACCTTGAGTATGCGTCGCCACAGGCCTACCGCGACCGCCACTTGATCCAGTTCCTGCGACTGACACGGACCTAACCGCCATGGGCGCTAAAAGCATCATTGATATCGACGTCAATGACCGGGCCTTCCGGGACTTTCAGAAGGTTTATGAGCGCTATCAGGCCGGGCTTAAGACCCTGCCGGCAGCGTGGGGCGAAGCCGGCAAAAAGATTGACGGGTCCAAAAAGTCATTCGACGCCATGGTCACGTCGATGATCGCCGCCAATGTCCAGGCCAAGTTGCAAGCCAAGGCGCAGGAGGTCGCGGACCGGGCGTCGCAGTCGATGGCCCAAAACTGGCGCGACGTGGCGCGCAGCACCAAGCAGGTGGCTGACAATATTGGCCATGCAACGCTTAACCTGTTGCGCTGGACCTCGCTGACTGGCCTTGTGTCTGGTGTCCTCGGGTTCGGTGGCCTGTTTGGCTTGGAGCGCCTTGCGGCGGGTGTGTCAGGCAGCCGGCGGGCGTCCGGGGGGCTTGGCGTTTCGATAGGTGAGGAAAAAGCGTTCGCGCTAAACGTCGGGCGCTTTGTTGACCCCAGCTCTGTCCTGGCAGGCGTCAACGCCGGCAAAACGGACGTGACCAGCCCGGCCTATTTGGCGCTGCGCAATGCGGGGCTGTCAGCTGAAGCCATCAAGTCGCAAAGCGTGTTCGAGTTGTCGCTATCCGCGTTACGCGGGGCCGTCGGCCGTATTTCCAAGCTGCCAGAGGGGCAGCGTGGCGCTGCCATTGACTATCTGCACTTTGGCGCGTTGGGCATCGACATTGGCGCGGTGCAGCGCTACTTGCGCAACCCGACGGAGTTCCAGGAGCAGACGCGCCGCGCTGGACACGATGCAGGTGCGCTCAACCTGTCCGACCCCATGGCCTTGGCGTGGGACAATTTCAAGCGGCAGCTGACGTTGTCCGGTGAAACCATCGAAACTGTCATCATTGGCAAGTTGACCCCGCTGACCAAGCCATTGGAGCACTTGTCGTCGGCCTTTGAGCTGACGGTCACCAAGTTTCTGAACGCCAAGGGCATTGGTGAGTGGATCGACACAGTCGCCGCCGGCCTTAAGAAGTGGGCCGAGGTCATGCGCGAGGAGGACTTTCAAAAAAAGGTCAAGGACATGGCGGACGCCTTTGTTGATGCCATTAATAAGTTCATCGACGCCGCCAAGACGGTAACGGACTTCCTGTCTATATTTCGTTCGACGTCATCAGCGGAACACGCCGCCAAGGTGGCGGAGGGCAAGCGCACGGGCCTAATAGCACGGGCGGCGGCTGGGCAGTCACAGGTTGCGACCCCTGGGGAAATCGGCAGTCGCTTTGGTAAGGAGTTCGTGGCCCCGGTCGCCATGACGACCGCCAAGGGCATACGGTCGGCAGCGAGCTACCTGTCGGACATGTTCGTCGGCGGCCCCATGACACCCATGTTGACGGATGACCAAGTCCGGGTGTTTTCAGGCGAAGTCGCCCGTGGCATGGCGACCGCCCAGCGCACTGGCATTGGTACCAACCGCATCCCCGAAGACAAATACACTGCTTGGCAACATGGGCGCGCTGCCGCCGTCACGATTTATGATCGTACCGGCGGCAGTGTCAATGTCAACGCCGCAAGTTTGGCCTATTGACCATGAGCAGCATTACGCCCGGACTTGCCGCCTTTAAGCTGGCTTTTCAGCTGTCGCCCCTGTGGCTGGTCGACGGCATCGCCGCCGGTATCCCCGGCGGTCATTTGCCGGTCATTGCCATTACTGAGTCCCTGAACCTGATCACTGGTCTGGCGTCCGGGTCCGACATCAGCCTGGATGACTTTTTCGCCAACTACGAAGTCGCCCCCGGCGGCACCCTTATCAGTAATCAGGTCGGCACGTATCCCTTTGCCAACCAGACTGTCGCCGCCAATGCCATCATTTCACAGCCCCTGCATTTCTCGCTCCTAATGACCTGCCCCGCCCGCCAGCGCTTTGGCTACGCCAGCAAGCTGGCGGTCATGTCGACGTTGCAAACGGCCCTGTCGCAGCACAACAATCGCGGCGGCACCTACATGGTGGTGACCCCGTCCTACATCTATACGAACTGTCTCATGACCGGCATGACCGACGTATCACCCGGCGGCAATGCCCAAGTCCAGCTCAAATGGCAATTTGACTTTGTGCAGCCGCTACTGTCGCTTAATACGTCGATATTTCAGCAGGCTGCGAATTCCGTTATCAGCGCCATTGGCGGCGGCCAGCAAACAACCGGCGCCCTGTCCGGCGCCGCCCTGACAACTAACTCATCGTCGATCTCGTTCCCCGCCAGCCTCGCCGGCGGCACCAACGCCATTGGCGCCAATACCGCACCAACCCTGCCGGGGCTGCCGCAATGACGACTTTCGCCTTTACCCCGCAACAGACCTCCCCACCGTTTCAGTTTCAACCGACCCTCGACGGTCAGGTCTACAACGTCACGGTGACCTGGAACCTGTTTGGTCAACGCTGGTACGTCAACATCTATGACCTGGGGTTCAATCTCATCGTCTGCTTGCCGCTTATTGGGTCGCCCAATGACTACCCGATATCTTTGACGGCAGGTTATTTCACGTCGACCCTCGTGTTCTATGCAGCGTCGCAACAGTTTGTGGTGACGCCGTGAGGAAATATGCCATCTACATCACCGGTACGGACGGGTCTGCCGCGTCGGGTGGCACTTTTACCAGCGAGTCCAACGGGGTCAACAACCCCGGTGCTTTGGATGTCGAGTTCGATATCTACCAGCAAAATTATGCCGTACCCATGGGCAACTCGTATGTGAAAATTTGGGGCGTCCCGCTCCAGACCATTTCGCAGGCGTCGGACTTTAACAATAAGCTGGTGACCATTTACGCCGGCATGGGCAAGGGGCTGCCGCTGGCGACCGCTGTGGCGCCGTACTACGGCCTGATCGCACGCGGCGTCATCCAGCAGGCGTTTGGCAACTGGATCAATACGGAACAGTCGCTCGACCTCATCATAGTGCCCGGCGCCGGTAGTTCGTCCGTTGCAGTGTCCAACCTATCAGCCAATATGAAAAAAGGGTCCAACCTGTCGGACGGCATCAAGACCACGTTGCAAAACGCGTACCCCGGCGCAACGGTGTCCGTTAACATCAGCAATGACCTCGTGCTGACCAACGACTTGGCGGGGTTCTACGGGACGCTGGCCGAGTTCGCATACCTCATGAATGACACCAGCAAGGCCATTATTCGGGACAGCGGCTATAATGGCGTCAGCATGACGCAAAAGGACAACCAGATACTGGTGTCCGATGGCAAGGGGTCGACGGCGCCGACGGTTAAGAACATCGCGTTTCAAGACTTGATTGGCCAGCCCACGTGGATCGGTCTTAATCAGGTGCAGTTTAAGACTGTCATTAGGTCAGACTTTAACGTGCAGGACCGCATCAAGTTCCCGCCCGGCCTACAGGTGACCACGACAGCAGCATCGCAGTCACAGGCGCGGGACAAAAGCGCCTTTCAAGGGACTTTCGACATCCAGTTAGTTCGCCACAATGGCCACTCCCGCCAGCCCGGTGCCGACAGCTGGATCACGACTGTAAACGCGGTGACGACCGCATGAGCAACAACGCGCAAAAGACCCCGTTCGCGCAGTCGATTAATCGCTTCGCGGAACAAAAAATACGGGGCTTCATGCAGTTGACCGGGCAGGCGTTGCCTTGCTCGGTGGTGTCTGTCAATGGGTCGATCGTTACGGTCAAGTTTGAAATAACCAGCAACTACACCTTGCCACAGGTGACCGTGCCGGTGTTTGGTCCGGAGTGGATACGGTATCCGATCCAAGTTGGCGACAAGGGCATGGTGATCCCAGCCGATGCCTATCTGGGCGGCGTGTCAGGACTGGGCACTGGTACCGCCGGGCTTAACTTGCCCGGCAACTTGTCCGCTCTCATTTTCATGCCCATTGCCAACGCCAATTGGTCGGCAACCGACGACGCCAACGCCTTGGTACTGTATGGCCCCGACGGGGTCGTTATCAGGGACAAGGGGGCACACTGCAAAATCGTACTGACCCCAACAAATATCACGGTCACGGTACCCGGCGGGCAAACTGTTACGATCAACGGCATGACCGTTATCAACGGCAATGCGCAGATCAATGGTAACCTGCAACTGTCCGGCGCCATCCAATCGGCACCGGGCGCGACCTATACCGGCGACATCAAGACCGCTGGCAACGTCATTGCGGGCTTTGCCACCAGTGACCAAGTCGGGTTGACGACGCACAAGCACGGTGGCGTACAGACAGGGGGCGGCAGCACCAGCTCGCCGACGGCAGGCACATGAGGACATACGGACGGGTGGCGGGGTCGCCACAATGGGTTGAAGTTACAACAGACGCCCAGGGCAATAACGATTATGTTTATGTCACAACGCTGTGTCAGGTGTTGCAGCTTAGCCCCAATGAGTCACCCTATTATGCCAACTATGGTATCCCGGCCAACCCGTCAATCATCCAACAAATATTTCCTGACTTCTACGTGGCCCGCACCCAGCAGCAGTTCGCCCCGTATTTCGCCAGCCTGACGATCGCCAAGCAGGCCCTGCCCCGACCCGTCTACAATGTCAATGTGACGACCAATCAGGGCGTTCAGATAGCAGCGAGCATCCCGCAATGACCTTGCCAACCGTCATGTTGTCGACCGGCCTGCAACCGCAGGCCCCGCAAGACCTTCGCAATCAGCTGGTCGCGGCGACCGCTGCCATTAACCCCGGCTACACCGCCAACTTGCCGGGGTCGCTGGTGGAGGACATTGCCAGCACGGACACCAATGCGCTGGTACTAATCGACGCCGCACGGGTTGAAACAGTCAATTCATTGACCCCTTACGGTGCCAACGCTTTCGTGCTCAACCAGTTGGGTCAAATTTACGGCGTCCAGCTGGGGCAGCCGACCAACACCAGCGTCTATGTCGTGTTCACTGGTACACCGGGCTTCGTCATCGCCCAGGGCTTTGTGGTATCTGACGGTACCTACCAGTACGTCGTCCAAGACGGCGGCGTGGTTGGTGCTGGCGGTACGTCGCCGGCCCTGTTCTGCGTTGCGACCGTGGCGGGGTCATGGGCAGTCGCCACGAACACCGTGACGGCCTTGGTTACGTCGGTGCCGTCGACTGTGACGCTATCGGTTACCAACCAGACGGCTGGGACGCCGGGCGTTGCCGCGCAGACCGAGGAAAGCTACCGTGCCGCCGTCCTCCAAGCGGGCTTGGCTACATCCAACGGCATGCCTGCGACGTTGAGAACGCTGCTAGGCAACGTGCCAGGGGTGCAGGCGCGGCTGGTGTCGTTTTTGCAGCAGACCGGCGGGGGATGGGAAATCATTGTCGGTGGCGGCGACCCCTATCAGGTCGCTTATGCCATCTACTCCGCGTTGTTTGACGTGTCGACGCTGGTTGGGTCGACCCTGGCCATCACTGGCATCACGCAGGCTAACCCCGGTGTCGTGACGACAAACCTAAACCATGGCTATGCAACCGGACAGGTTGTTCATATCAACGGCGTCGTCGGCATGACCGCTGTCAATGGTGGCTCGTTCACTATCACGGTATTGACGCAAACGACATTTAGCCTGGGCGTCAACACCACTAGCTATGGGGCTTACGTCAGTGGCGGTGTCGTGACACCCAATTTGCGCAATGTCGTGGTATCGATCAACGACTACCCCGACACATACAACATCCCCTTCGTCAACCCGCCGCAGCAGTCTGTGACGATGACGGTCACGTGGAACACTACTGCCATCAACTTCGTGTCGCAGGCGGCGGTTGCGCAGTTGGCGGCACCAGCACTCATTGCCTACGTCAACGCGCTGCCGGTCGGGACGCCCATCAATTTGTTCGAGCTCCAAACAACGTTCCAAAACGCCGTCGCCAGCATTTTGCCGGCGCAGCTAATCACCCGCATGGTGTTCGCCGTCAACATCAATGGCATTTCGGTGCCCCCTGCTAGCGGTACTGGCATCATTGCTGGTGACCCTGAAAGCTACTTCTATGCCGCCCCGACTGCAATCACCGTGACCCAGGGGTAACCGCCAGTGGCCTTTGTCACGCTATACCCGGCGCAAGCCACACAGATTAAGACGGGCGGCACGCCCGTCACCGTCATGTACGGCCCTGTGCAAGGCGGCATGGTGGTCAACCCGTTGGACGCGGGCGGGCAGGGCATTGCGTCGCCTGAAACCTTGTTCATTGACATTGTCAACCCGGCTGCGCTCAGTGAGACCGCGACCACCATACCCCTGGCACCGGGTCAGTCGTTCACCATCCCGCCGGGGCAGGCCACCAATGTCAGCGTTAACGCGGCAACGGCGGGCCACCAGTTTAGCGCCGTCGTCATCCAGCCCGCGACCGCTTACCCGCCCGCGTCGACCGCAGGCGCGTTTCCGCCGGCAGGGCCGACCAACCTGACTGCCGTCATCCCGTCATATCTATATCAGCAGTATGCTGACGACGACGCGTTGCAGGCGTTTGTGTCCGCCTACAATGGCATGGCGCAGCAGTACGTTGACTGGTTCAACCAAGTCAATTTGCCCATCTACACCCAAGACCCTGTCGCGGGTCCGCTGCTGGACTGGGTCGCCCAGGGGCTGTATGGCATTACGCGCCAAGCACTGCCGACTGGCAATAACCAAAACTTGGGGCAGTTCAACACCTACACTTTCAACACGTTGGCCTTTAATGTTCACAAGAACATTGGGCCGCAAAACGTGGTCGCGACGACCGACGACATTTTCCGCCGCATCATCACCTGGAATTTTCTGAAAGGTGACGGTAACGTTTTTAACATCCGCTGGCTAAAACGCCGCGTAATGCGCTTCCTGTATGGCACCAACGGCATCAACTATCCAGTTGACCAGACTTATCAGGTCAGCGTGACCTTTGGTGTCGGCAACCAAGTCAACATCAACCTAATCAGCGGCGGGCGGTCCATAACAGGCGGCGCTGTTTTCAACCGCTTTGCTTTTAACGTGCAAGCCTTTAATGGCGTCCAGACCAGGAAAACAAGTTTGATACCCCTGCCCAACGTCGCTATATTTAAGCAGGCGTTGCAGGCGGGTGTTCTCAATCTCCCCTTCCAATTTAGCTACATCGTCAACCTGGAATAAGCATCATGAGCACAGTCCTATTCGCCAACAACGCCCAGTCGACCCTCGCCGGCAGCATCACCAACACCGCGACCACCGCGACCCTGGCATCCGGTACCGGTGTCCTGTTTCCTGCCCCGACAGCGGGGCAGTACTTCGTTATGACCCTCATTGACGCAGCGACTGGCCTGCTCAATGAAATCATTTACGTGACCAACGTCACGGGCGACACCATCACGATGCAGCGAGCGCGCGAAGGCACCACGGCCCGCTCCTGGGCGTCCGGCGACATCGCGTCCAACCTTTGGACGGCAGGTCAGGCCGCCACCATGACCCAAATCGTCAACGCGCAGTCGCAGGGTTACAACTACGCGGCCGACACAGGCGTCGTTAACGCCTACGCGGTGACACTGTCGCCGGCCCTGACTGCTGTCGTGCCGGGCATGCCCATCCGCTTCCGCGCCGCCAACAGCAACACGGGTGCCAGCACCTTCAACCCTGGCCCCGGCGCCCTGCCCCTGACCAACCCTGACGGCTCCGCACTGGGGTCCGGCACTGTGGTCGCTGGCGGCATCTATGAAGTCGTCAACGATGGCGCTGGCCATTACCAGTTGACCAGCTCCAACAGCGGCGCCCTGGCATCGCTGGGCATTGCCGTCACAGGGTTTTTCACGTGGCAGCCCATCGCCGGATCGCTTGCCGGTTACGTCCGTGCCAATGGCCTGACCATTGGTAATGCGGGTTCAGGTGCGACCGAGCTGGCCAGCTCAACCGCGTCGGCACTGTTTGCATGGCTGTGGAACAACTTTTCCAATACCCAGTGCCCAGTGTCCGGCGGTCGCGGTGCTTCGGCCTCCGCTGACTTTTCGCTTAACAAGACCATCCAGCTCATTGACATGCGCGGCTTAAACGCCGCCGGCCTCGACACTATGGGTAACAGCGCCGCTGGGCGCCTGACCGGGGGCCTGTTTGTCACGGGCAACAGCACGACGGCGGGCTCCTATGGTGGCGAACCCACGCACACCCTTGTGATCGGTGAAATACCGGGTCACACCCACACCGCCACGTCGACGGTCACCGACCCTGGTCATTCCCATACATATGTTCAAACAACTTTCTCTGGGTATTACGCCGGCTCTGGCGTACTGGCCTATCAGTATGTAACGGGGAACACTGGCACGTCGACAACCGGCATCACTGTCGCCACGTCCAACGCCAGTGTTGGCGGCGGCAGTACACACAACAACATGGCCCCGTTCATGCTGGGCACTTGGTACATCAAGCTCTGATCTGGAGGCTATGCTATGACGCACAAAATTCATTTGTCAAAGTTCACCACCGACTTCCCCTTCAAGGAAGCGGTCGAAGCCCACGCCGCTGCCTTGGCGCAGTGGAACGACCATATGCGCAATGTTGAAAAAGGGTTGGCGGACCCGTACCCGCCGCCGCTGGCACACCCCGACATCAACGCGGCCGTCCGCAAGGACGTGAACAAAAAGGGGCAGGTCAACTACGTCGCCGACTATGAAATTGTCGACGACTTGCCCAAGCCTGACGAGGCACAGGTGTTCAGGGACAAACAGCACAGCCTTCGCATCAAGGTGACCTCCGCCGAGGCCGAGGCCCGCCATGCCGTGCTGCCGTCCGGCAAGCACCGCGTTATGGCCCACCGAGCCTGTGACATCCATGCCATTGAAGAAAAAGACCGCACTGCCGATGACCTTGCTTTCCTTGCGCAGTATGGCAAGACCATGGACCGGCTCAACGCCATCGACCGCCGCGCGGCCAAGGCACTGGCGGAGATCGAGGACTTGACGGCGCGCAACATTGACTCGTGGTCAGTCCCTGACTTCGGCGACATCTAAGCGGAGACCTTGAAATGAGCGTGACCCCTATCGTCGGCCCTAATACGTCCATTGCCATTGGCGGCACGTCGGTTGTTGCTGTGCCGGCCAACCCTAACGGCGGCATGATCACCAACCCGCTGTCGGCCGCCGATCAAGGGCTGGGGGCGACCGAGCCGTTGTACATCAACCCGACCGGCGGCGCCGCCGGCCTAAACGCCAACGGGTCGACCTTTGCCCTGGCAGCGGGGCAGACCTGGGCCATTATCCCCGGTCAGACCAGCCAGACACTGGTCAACGCGGCGACCGCCGGCCATCGTTTCAGCGTGGTCTACTACTGATGCGGTTTGCCCTGTTGTTGGGGTGCTGCGCGGCGGCGACCCTGGCCGCAGGCCACCATTGGCAGCGGCCGGTGTTTCGCCAACCGACCGCGACCCCGGCGGCGCCAGTCCAAGCGGCGCCGCCGGTACCTGCCCCACTACCGGACCCAGTGCCGCCGCCCCGTGACCTCGTCATGGTGCCCCGTTGGCCGTTCCCCCTCCCACAGCCGCGACCAGCGGAGGCACCGGGGGCGTTGGTGACGCACCAGCGGGTCAAGACCGCAGCGGCCGGTGCCACATCTAAAGATGTTGCACTGACAGATGGGTATGAATTTGTCCGCAAGGCTTGCCGCAAGGCTGGCTACCAGTTTCCGCCCGCCGCCCAGGTCCGCCAACGCCTCCTTATGGCGCGCGACAGCGGCACCGACATCAGCCGCGACCGCATGGCGTATTGGTACGCCAAGGTCGGGGCGCGCATCTTTTGTTTCACGGCCTATCAACGGGTGATGGCCGACTACTGGAGCGATGACAATGGACCTCAAGACCACGCAGACCGCCTTGTATGACCGTTACCGCGTCATCACCGACTGGATCGCCGGTCACCCGTCCGCGACCTTCTGGATCGCGGTCGTGACCGCTGTGGCCATCTTTGTGGTGCGCTGACATGCTGACGCCCCAGCTCCTGGCCAAGCTCTGGCCCCATGCGCCAGAGGACTTGCGGGCTGCCGTCGTCGCGCAGTCGCGACAGGTCTTTGCCCGCTACAAGATCAACACACCGCTGCGCGTTGCACATTTCATGGCACAAATCAGCCATGAAAGCGATGGCGGCGTCATCACACAGGAAAACCTGTCCTACAGGACGGCCCAGCGCATTGCCGAGGTATGGCCGAAGCGTTTCACAGTCGAGACGGCAGCCGAGTACACCAACAATGCGCGCAAGCTGGCGTCGAAGGTCTATAACGGCCGCATGGGTAATCGGGCCGGCACTGACGACGGGTTCACCTACCGTGGGCGCGGTCTGCTTCAGATCACTGGGCGCGACAGTTACCGTGATATTGGGGCAGCGACGGGTCTTGACCTTGAAGATGACCCCGACAAAGCGTTCCAGCCGCAGTACGCGCTGGAAGTCGCAGCAGCGGAGTTCGCCAAACTCGGTTGCCTGTCCTACTGTGACAAGGACGACTTGCGCGGGGTAACCTTGCGCGTCAACGGTGGCTATATCGGGCTGGACAGCCGGCGCGTCTGGTTGGCGCGCTGGAAACAGGCGATGCCTGATATGCCCGGCGACCCCGAGGTGGCCGAGGACAACGAACGGACACCGCGCGGTGACCGCTTCGATTCTGAAGAAACACCCGTGGCCGTGGCTGACTCCAAGATCATGACGACGGCCATAAGCGGCGGCGCCATTGCGACGTTGTCGCAGGCCAACGAAATTGCCGAGGGGGTCAAGGCAGCCAAGGGCAATGTGCAGGAGCTGGGGATTATGGACGCCCTGACCCATGTCACGGTGTCACCGCGCCTTGTCCTGGCGCTGATCGTTGTCGCGGCCTTTGTCGCGATCTTCCTGTTCCGTCGCCAGAACGCGAAGCGGGGGGTGTGACATGGTCCACTTCGTTATCAACTACCTGTGGCACAGCTTGGTAGGCTGGGTCGGGGTAACCGGCCTTGTGCTGGCGGCGGCCATAGCTGTGTGGGTGTTTCTTGCCAACATCACCATCGCGGTGCCGCTGCTGGCACCGTTCACTAGGAGCATCCAGTATGGCTGTCTCATCACCATCACGATATGCTGCGGCCTGCTGTACATTTACCCAAAGGCTTACATCGACGGAGCAACACATGTCCGAGAGCAGTGGAAGCAGGCCGAACAAAAAGCGCGTGAGACTGGTGACCATGCTCGCGCTGACGCTTTGCGCGATGCCGCTAGCGGGGTGCGTGACCAATGGGACGACGACGGACGTTGAAACGATCTGCGGCCCCTGGCATCCGATCAAGTACAACTCCAAGAACCGTGACAGTAACAGGTTCGCCGGCAAGGCGCTGGTGACCGACCTGCGTGCCCACAACTTCACAGGCGACCGCCTGCATTGCAAGGCGTGGGCAGTCAAGTGATACCGATAGTGCCCCCGACTTCGTTGGGGGCACAATCTGGAAACAAGCCGGTGGCAAAAGCCACGCTAGCGGACGGAAGGCTAACAGACCATGGCAGACGGGGCGCGGGATGACGAGGAAATAGAGGGCTTTGACCTTTCACGACAGGTGTTTTCAGGCGCTGACCTGACGCCGCGTGAACGTGCAGAGATTAGAAGTTTACTTCAGGCTTGGGAGCGGTCCAGGTGGCTACAGAAACGTGCGTGGATTTTCCTGACTTGGTTTGTTGGACTCCCAGCCGCGATTGCAGCAGCTGTCGCAAACGGCGAGGACATACTGCGCCACCTAACCAGGTTGTTGGGAAAGTGATGTCCATGAAGCGGGAGACACTTTGCAATATCATAACAGCAGCCGCAACGCTGCTACTGTCGATACCCATCGCCATCATGCTGTCCTATAGGGTCCAGCCCGTGACCATTTCGGGCGGCTATATTACGCCGTCGACCGTGCATGCCGGCGACACCATCCGCATCACTTGGACGGCGACAGAGCACCGCGCATGCGACGGCTACATCATACAGCGCGTTATTGACAGTCTTGGCTACATCCATGAAATGGAGCGCACGCCAACGGTCTATCACGAGACCCTGGACCATGGCGGCCGGACTTTCCAGAAGTTGCTGACGCTGCCGTTGCACATGGCCCCTGGACCGGCTATATACTCACCTGTCGTCTACCGGTGGTGCAACCCACTGCAGAAATGGCTATGGCCTATACCGGCTGACATCCCCAAAATTATGTTCAACGTAACTGAGAGGTGAACCAAATGCTGCGCATTGCTTGCACAGTCCTGGCTATTCTTTGTTTCGTTTCAACAGGCGCCGAGGCACGGCGCGGTGACCCCGGTCAGCGCCGCTGTTGCGTTGCCACCTATTGCTGGTTCACCGCCCCCGGCGCCGCCTGCATTGGCAAGTCGTCGAAGCGCAGTCACGCCGTCCGCGCCACTGACCGGCGGCACGGGCAGGCGGCACGGCGCTATGGCAAGACGGGCACCCAGCGCCATGTTGCCGAGGGCGCTGGGGTCGGCAGTGCCAACACCGCCCCTTGGGCGGCGTCCGCGCTGGCGTCAGTGGCCGGTCGGTACCTGGGCGGCAACCCCACGGGCTGGGGCCGCGTCTGGTGCGGCGTCTTTATGCGGCTGGTCGTCCGACAAGCGGGCTTGCCGGACAACCCCGCAGGCAACCTCGCCCGGTCCTGGGCGCACTACGGCCGCCCGACTGGCGCCCAGCCCGGCGCTATAGCGGTCATGCCGCACCATGTCGGCATCGTCTTGGCAATCCAGGGCGACCGCGTCCTAGTGCGGTCCGGCAATCATGGCCATCGCGTTGCGGACGGCTGGTACCCGGCCCGGCGCATCATTGCCTACCGCGTCGCGGCTGCCAATGATAATGGGGTGCCCTTACGATGGGCTGCATGAGCCTACGGGCGCCTGTGATCTGCGCCAAGCACAGTGTTGCCTTCGTCCGCTTTATGGGCATGCAAAGCGACGTGACGCATGGCTGCCCCGTCTGTGTCGGGTTGGCTAGGGCCAAGGTCCGTATGGAGCGCAGTCGCCCCGGTGGGTCACTTTGGCCACGCTGGAAAAAGGTGCCATTGTTTCACAGCTTAAAGGGAACACCATGACGACACCACAGGACCGTTGGAAGCGCATTGCAGACGACCCCGTCGGGCAAATCAATCCTGACTTGCAGTGGTGGCTCGGGACCATATTCTGGATCGTGCTGATGTTTGGTGTGGTCTCTCTGTTCCTTGGTGTGACACTGTGGATGTGGATGCCGGTGGCGGCGCGGTCGGCTGAGTACGGCGTGGCGTCTGTCTATAGTGGCAAGCCCAGCGAGGGTGGCCACCGGACAGCGTCAGGGGTCCGCCTGGACCCCGGCGCATTGGTCGCAGCGCACCGCCGGCTGCCATTTGGCACGCGCGTCCGGGTCAGTCACAAGGGACGCGCAGTCGAAGTCAAAATCATTGACCGTGGTCCCTTTGTGCGCGGGCGCATCATAGACCTGACCCCGGCGGCGGCCGGGCGGTTGGGGTTTCATGGGCTGGCAGCGGTGCGTGTTGATGTCCTGGCCAGTCCTAAATGATTTAAGGACGGGCAAGCGCCCGTCCTTAGCCAAGCTCCCAGCAGCCTGACTCCACCACCCGCTGCTAGGAGGCTTTTGACGCTGACTTGACGCCGGCCCTAGCCACGGGCCGGCGTCTTTTTATGGTCCGGCTACTTCTTTACATTGAGGTCATTTAGATCGTGGTGAAGCTTTAGCGCTTCCGCCCATTCCCTGCCACGCAAAGGGCAGGTTATGCCGCAGCCACCTTTAAGCGTCGTCATTGGATACAGCAGCGCTCCACATATGCCGCACTGGCCTAATGGTTGCAGTGCCCCGAATATTCGCAGCTTAGCGTCATGATTGCTCATTGGAACTCCTTAATGGCAGCTTGTGCCACTTCCTTTAGGTAGGCAGCATCGTTGCTGAGTAGCCTAGCTGCCGTTTTCGCCGCCTCACTTGACCCCGACAGCTTCATGACGGACTTAATGATGTCCGGTCCTGGGTCTGCAATACTCCGTATGACCGCTCGCAGGTTCTCAATTTCCCCTATGGCCCGCGCCGTCATGTCGCCGACGTAATGGTGTGTCCGCTCGGTGGTCGCCTGCGCATTCAGGCTGACAAGGTCATCAAGTAGTGCCATTGGGGCCTCCCCTCCGCATAATGTCGTCAAGCTTGACAGCACCTTCCTCACCCTTACTTGTGGGGTCGTCAAGCAGGACGCTGTCAGCTTCAGCCATTGTGAAATTGAAGGCGTGTCTGTCGTCCGTCAGACACGCCAGCACTTCCATGTACCCGACCAGATAGCCCTTGGTGATCATAACCAGCTGCGCCCGGCTATATCCCATTTCGGCCATGGTCCTGGCGTGGTTGGTCGCGGCGATCCATCCAGGGTGCCGCCGCCATTCATTTGGGTCTGCCATCGTTACTGCCCTCTATGTTGGCCACTTCCTGACGCAACCAGTACGCAACAATGTCGCTTACAGCGACCAGTGCCGTGCCGAACACTAACAGGCGCCACGTTATGGGCACACCGCACCAATGTGCCAGGACTAGCATGGCTACACCGGTGATGGCGCCCTCCAGGACTTTCAACATCATGGCGCCGGCTCCCCCGTCAACATGCGATGCAGCACGTCTCTTGCAATGCCCTCGGCATTGGTAGAACCGCGCGACACCTGCCCGTCATGTTCCAGCGCGTCCAGCGCCATTTCGATCTTGGCCGTCACCCAGTCGTTAAGGGCGTCGAACTGTAATGACGTCATCAGTGGCCCCGTTGGGGGCGGCCCCGGCCGCTTCGCCACCCCGCAGCCGGGGTGATACAGCAAGCCGTCTGTTTCAACGCGCACCTGCCCCAGTGCCATGCCGCACTTGGCGCAGCAGGGCGTGGGCGCTGTGCCGTCGTCTATGTGATTCCTCATTTCATTCCTCCCTGCTGCTGACACGGTCCAGGGCAACGCAGCCCGCGACCCCGTCGACCCACACCACTGCCGTATGGCCGCCAAGCACTTGTGCCTCACTGCGCGTAGCGGTCTTGAACAATACCCCATCATCCATCCTATAGACGACGGGGCACCCGACTGCGTGACGGACATTCCACTTTGCAGCCCTGTCTTCTGGCTTCATATCAGTACCTCATGGTCAGCCGGCGCTTGCCCGGCTTGCGGCGTTTGTTGTGCTTGAACAAGTGCCCGCGCAGCCGCCATATGGGCTTACCCATAGCCGTGGCGCGCAGGCGACGGTGCAGCGGCAGGCGCGGGTGCCAGCGCTTTAGGGACGGGAAACCTTTGCCCATGATCAACATGTCATGTTGTCTCCTCCGGCAGCCCCAATGCCTCATTGACCTGGGCGCGTGTCAAGTTGCCTTCAACCGGCACGGCGTCGCATTTGCGTGAGCACTCATCACACAGTATCAGTCCCGCCTGCACCGTGACCGGGTAACTGAGGGGGAAACGGTCAACGGTCTGCTTGCCCCGGACGCCGTAAATGTAGCCGGCTGCATCGCCCATTCTGATAGTGCTGCGGACTAAGGTCTCGAAGTCCTTGTGCATAGACAAGTCCTCCGCGACTTCCAGCTCTACGCCAAAGCGCTTGGCGCAGCCGTCACAGACGCAAAGCGCGTCAACCCTGACAACGGTCATTAAAACCTCCTTTGTTCATCACCCGTGCATTGTTGATATTCGCCGCATATGTCGTCGGGGTCAACACGGGGCCAAAATCCGGCAAGCGTATCGCCGGGGTCAAAACATTCCCCGACAGTAGCCACCGGGACCGGCGGGTAACGGCGGCAGACCAGTATTCCATATCCCTTAAGGGGGAGACCGAACTTGCAGTTCTCACAGGCTGATAGGGACATCATGTCTCTCCTACAGTTCAGCTGTTTGCAGGACGTCGTGCAAGACCTGGATAGGCTTGCCGACAAAGTAGTCTGCGCCGTCAAGTGACTCCTCATGAACAAAGCGGATCGCCGCCCCAACGGTCGGGGCATGATAGGCGCGCATGGTGGCATCGACAGGTCGGCCCTTGACCGCACATCCATAGTAACCGCGCAGCGCACGATACGCCCGACCCAGTTCCATCCTAAGACGCTCAACTTCCGTCATTTAACCCTCCCTATTGTTCCGTCACGTCTATGTCGAAGCGATACAGCATGCCGCATTGCTCACACCGCACAGTGAACCCCGACGCCTTACTGTCTGGCACGTCGAACCTTGCCATGCAACGGCACCTGACACGCAGGGCCGGCGGCGCCCCGGTCGGGCGTGGGTCATGGTTGGCTAGGTCTTGGCAAAGCTTTGTCATGTGCCGTCCGTTATGTCAGGTGCATTGTAGTGCCTGGGCGACTGCTGCCAGTCACCGGTTGCAAATATAATGACATCGCCCTCTGCAATGTCACGCTGCGCCCGCTTGTCCCACCAGCGATGAATGATGCGAGGACCGCCCCAGATACGAAACGCATTCCAGTAGCGGTCGTCGCAAAACCCGACATAGTGGACACAGCGGACGGTCACAGGGGCAGTCCTGTGCTGTTGGGGATGCCGAGCACGCGACGTATTTCTGACTTGGCTTGCTCATACCCGATGTCACGGGCATCTTTGATGCACCAAGCCAGTCGCGCCGCAAACATGATGCGGAGGGTCCGCAGGTCGGTTGCTAAGTGGTCGGGAAAGGTGTCCTCAAATATGACCGTCTCCTGCATCCCATAGTCGCGGTCACGACGCCGTGCCACGATCTTTATCCTGTCGCCATCGACGGCGTACTCGATTTCCGACCGATTGTCGGTTGGCGCTGGTATATTGCAGACGTGAAAAAGTGCCATGGTGACCTCTATGTTGTTGGTTTCAGGTGGCGTACCAGTTGCATCGGGATACGCTTATCTACAAGGGCCTGTGCTGCCGACTGGGATAAGGCATGCCGGTGGCAAAAGTGTTCCGTAGTGCTGACGCGACCCCCACATAGTTGGCAAAACAGCGTTGGATTGCCAATTCCAATGAAATAGCCGCCCGCTTCCATTAGCCGCCCCTTTTCAAAACGCCATATAGGCCGCGAGCGCGAAGCCAGCCAGCACCATTAGGATGGCGAGGGCATAGCTGATGACCTGTTCGTTATCGACTAAGCCCGGACCCTGCATAAATGACCCCTGTTGGTTGGACCATAACGGCATGACGGTGGTCGCGGCAATATGGCTTGCCGCGTTCATACGGCGGGCTGTCACAGCCAAACCATGTGCACTTAGGATGCGACTTGAGCATGAACCGCAGCCGGCTGCGCTTAGTCATTTGTTCCAGTGTTGCCCGGACCTCGCCCTGTATGGCCAAGTCGTCGAGTATGCTGGCGCGCTTGTCCCGCGTCAGCGCCTTAAGTGTGGGGTCGCTGGCCTGTGCCAGCGCCAACGCGCGGGCCTGCGCCTTGGCCTTAAGGCGGGCATCTCGGGCCTCGGCCCGCAGTCGCTTCCACTCGTCGCGCTTGGTGCCAAGGCCGAGACGATGTGCCTTGCCGATGACGGCGTTGCGGCTGGCGCCCGGACCAATGGCCGCGCATATGTCGCGGACGTAGCATTTCTTGGCCCACATGTCCCGTAATATCTTGACATTGGTGGGGGTCCAACAACTGCCCCTGTATCCCCGTTCTGTTTCCTCATCCATTGGTAGCCTCCTGATGCAGCGCCGTCACACGTTGCGCCGCTTGCCTGTAGTGGGACGCTTTAAGTTTCATGTAACCGTTGAGGTCCGACCCCTCCGCGATTGTCCCGGTCTCCATGGTCGACGCGTGTTTCTGGATCATGGCCACTGCCTCATTGATGGCGTCTGCCCGTGCCCGTCCACGCGCTTTGGCAAGGGCGCCGCTACGCTCGAGAAGCATGCCGAACGCCAGGGCGAAAAAGGCAGCCGCGCACGCAATGGATAAAAGTTGACAGTTCCCTAGGTAGCTTTCATATGCTGTCATTGGTATCCCTCTGCTGCTCGTCCATCTTGAAACGGACATCATAGCCGCCGGACTCGATGCCGGCATTCATCGGCCACATCACAATGGACGCCCGACCCTCGACAAAGTCCCGCATAGCCTTCATCATAGCAGTGACGAACAAAGCAAATTCTGCCTGTTCGTCAGCCTCCGCTTGTTTGGCGCCTTCCTCGGCTACTCTCCGCGCCTCATATGCTGCATTGCCCATGTTTGATTATCTCCTTGTGATGCGGTATGAAACACCGCCACGGCCTCCGCCTTGTTTTTCAATCATTACTGGCGAGTTTGCTCGCTGGAGTTTTTTTGAAATTCCAGCGATGCAGCCAGTCATGATGACTCTAGCATTAATTGGCCAGTCGATGAACTTGCCAAATTCATGTTGGCAGAGTTCAAGGCTTGTGACCCAAGAGCGCCGGGCTTTCAAATATTTGAAAAGCCCGGCCTCACGAACTGACAGCTTAGGCATCAAAGAGTCCAAAGTGATTCTCCTTATTTTCGCGAACCTTTTTGATGGTGAAGGGGAGGCCCTTGGATGCAATCACAAAATTGATGCCCTTCATAACCATCATGAGCTTGCTCTTGTTGCTTTTGTTGGCATCGCCATAGACGGCAATCATGAGCTGGCTCATGGGAACCATCTTGTTGATGCGCGCTGTGAGGCAGTTGAAAAGAACCTCTCGATTGGTACCAGCGCCAACAATGCCGCGCTCAGCTTTGGGGGCCTTGGTCTGCTTGACACTCTCAGTCTTTTCAACTTTAGCCGGCTCGCTCTTGGCAATCGACTCAATGACATTCTTCACACGGGCCTCAGCAGTCTTACGGTCGGCAAACTTCTTGACCAGTGGTCGGCCAGAGTTAGCATTGTAGAACGAAATCAGCTCCTTGGTCGAAGCAGTCGTGATGTTTTCGATCTTCATTTTAGTCTCCTAAGTTGGTTCCAGACGAGCCTTTGACCTCATCGGCATCCGCTTCACGGATGGACCGGAGCGCCTTGCGTTCCGGTTTCGGTCTTGAATTAGGCTACCAACCGAGTTCCTTTGATTTCAGCCATCCGATCGGTGAGCATCCACAATGCCCGATTTATCTTCAGGTCTTGATCGATGCCTCGAATTGCCCGAGTGCTAACATTTCGGTATCGGCCATCCTCAGTAACAACAATGCTGCGTTGACCGCCACGGATGCAATTTTCTTGAATGACATTGAATGTCGTCCAAAGATCATTGCTGCAATCACCACTGCGCCGCGCTTGAAGCAAGCGTTGAGGGCTGATGGGTTGGCCTGCAGACTTTTCGCCAAAGCGAACTTGATGAGCTGAAGTTGCCAGCGCCAATGCTTCTTCTTTTTCGAGCTTGATCTGTGACCATTTTTCTGGCGCCGTCAAGGCGAGCTCTGCACTTTCGAGCACTCGAAATGTCCCATCAATGACTTTGCTTTGGACATCACCACTGTGTCGAACTCGGACACTTTCAACATCGGCAAGCTTTGCAGTCATTGAGTTCATACAGCGGATACGATACAGCGAGCCGAGCAGATCATATGCGCCGGAGCCATCATTGGCATTTCGCATCAGCATCTCGAAAACAGTATCACCAACTGCGTACTTGCGTTCATCGCTCATGCGCCGAATGCGGAGAAGGTGCTTTGTGAACGGTGCCTTGCCAGGATCACGGACTGTGCATTGCCGGGCGCCGACGACGCCAAAACCCTCTTTTTCCAAGCTGCGCAGCACATCAATCGTCGGGATCGGCCGGAAGCGCTCGCTGCGGCTTTCATGTGCCTGTGTTGCAAAAACTGATGGAGCAAGCTTGAAAAGCTCATCATCAGTCAGTGCGCGGCCAGTATCGAAACGAGCAGTGTTGGTGTAGATTGGCTGCATTGTTTGTTCCTTTCAGCAGTTAGAATAGATGAGCCTTTGGCCTCATCGGCATCCGCTTAACGGATGGACCGGAACGCCTTGCGTTCCGGTTTCGGCCTTGTCAATTATAGTGGAAGGTGCCCACTCGCCAAAATCTCATAGAGAAAAAGGCAAGCGATGAAAAGAGCAATGGCGGCTGCATCGCGGATCATTGATATGATTTCCCAGATCATTGGGGTTTCCTTTCCGGAAGGAGGTCAAAAAGGCATTCTTGAGCGCGCGTCGCAGCAACATAGCAAAGATTTTTTTCTTGCTCCTGCTGCCACTGCTGCCGCGCCCATTTGCTTGGGCAGGTGCCAATACGGTCCAACCAAAACACATTAGGCCACTCACGTCCCTTGGACTTGTGGATGGTCGACAGGGTCAAAATGCGGTCGACACCGTCTGCAAACATGGCCTCGACGTACTCGACTGCATCTGACACCTTGTCCTTCTTTTCCAGTCGGCACTGGTCGATGATGACCTTCAGCGTTTCCACCATGTCCTCAACTTCTGCAAGTTTCCCTTCTTGCTTTTTAGCTAGCAACTTGGTCGTCATCTTTGAAAGGTGACTATCAAGCCGATCCTCAAGGCCATCTAGTGTCTTTACCTTCCAGCGCTGAATTGTCTTGATCAAGCGCTGCCCAATGTCGCGGCCCTCGATGCGGCATGGCGTCCGCTGGCGCAGCATCTTGAAGGCCAAGGACACCAGCGGCTTTGTGGTGCGCGACAGAACTGCTGAGCGGCCATCAAGATCATCTCGCTTCAAGAATGCTTCCATCTCAATGCTGTCAGCACCACCTTCAGGAGCGCTCGGCGCTGCTTGAATGTGAGACACCCACTGCTGGGCAAAGGCAATGACTGCCTTCGGGCAACGGTAGCTGACGGTCAGAGGCAGCTGCTTGCAGTTAAAATCCTTGGCGATTAGATCAAGCGAATCAGCATCGGCACCGGTGAACCCATAAATTGCCTGATGGCGGTCGCCGACGGCGATGACCCTGCCGCCCTTGCGCAGCATGGCGCGGACAAGGGCGCGGCGAGCAGCATTGGTGTCCTGGGCCTCATCAACCATGATGACGTCGTACTGCCAAAACCTGATGCGGTGCAGCAACGGCATATAGATCATGTCGTCGAAGTCAATCACATCCAGATTGCGCGACGATGCTGCAAGCGCTTCGATTGCAATATCGATGATGTCATTCTTCGGAACATACCCGTCATCGTCGTCAAACACATCGAAGTGCTCAGCCATCTCAAACCACTGGTATGGATTGTTTGCCGGGCAGACAATGCCATAGGCCAGCTGTTTGGCCAGCGATACCAGCTTGACAATTGAATCCCGATAAGCCACCAGCGGATGGGACTCAGGAATAAGAGCTTCAACAATATCCGCCACCTTGCGATCATAGACGCGGACATTGGGGCGGGCCTTGCGATAGGCCCCCATGCCAAAGCCGTGCACGGTGTTGGCTTGTGCTTTTTTCCAGTCAATTTCACGGTCGGCCAGCTTGCCGCGTATTTCGTCAGCAATCTTGCGGTTGTAGGCCATGATGGCGACCTGACCGGGCATGCGGCTGGCAGCCTCAATGAGCGTGGTAGTCTTGCCGGCGCCTGCGACGGCCTCAAGGACACATGAGCCAGAGCTTGTGACGGCCCAATCAAGGAAGGCGGATTGTTGCGGTGACCATTGCATGGTGGTTACTCCTTATCAAAGCCGGCCAGACCGCCCTTGGCGACCCAGCGTTCGACCCGCGAAAGCGACCCCCAGCACTCGGCCGGGGCGTCGTTGTACAGGAACAACAGGTACTGGTGGATGGCGGCGAGGTTGATGCTGTCGGCGGTTTCGAACGTCCGCCGCAGGTTGTTGGTCAGGACTGCCGACAGGAAGTCGCTGGGCACCCGACCGTGGTCGATGTATGCTGCCATGGCCTCCTGTGCGTGTTCGGTCGGCAGTAGCTCCCAGCGGGCGCGACGGTTGCGCATTTGGTCCATTAGCGATTGCATAGTGTTTCCTTTCAGCGGCCGATGCCGTCAAGTGCATTGGCCAATGCATTGGCATTGGTCAGGTCGTTTTCCAGGTTGACGGTGTAGTCCGCCAGCACGTCCGGCCCATTGCTGTAGATGAACCGTATCCAGGCATGGTAGACCGTCGGACGGCCTGCGGCGTCACCTTGCCTGTTGGCGATCAGGTAGTCTTCGCCGGTCGTCCGCATCGCCGCGAAGATGGCGTCCTTGTCGGTTGAGTGTTTCACGGTGACTTCGCCGCCGTCATGGACTGACAGCCAGTAGCCCGCCGCCAGCAGGTCGGCGATGGTGCGCTTGATGATGGCATTTTCCATTTCGGTGTCGAGGTCCGCAGCGCGGCGCCGCAGGGCGTCGAGCTCGGCGACGGTCGCGGCGTCTTCTTTGTTGAGGGAGCTCATCGTTGGCCTCCTGATTAGATGCATGATTGCATCGTGAAACGCCGGGCGTACCCGGCGCTCTGCGATGAAATCTTTTTGCTGAAGGATTGCCAGCGAGGTCGCTGCCCGTCTATGTCTGGCTACTGCCGAGGGATGAGGGGGCGCGTGAAGCAGCCTAGTATGTCACTAGACCTCGCAAAAGAGCAATCCATTATGTCAAATAGCCCGTCCGGTTTGGACTGTCGTTTTTATTTATGTGGGGGCGGCAGGGAAGCCAGGTCCACGAGGTCACCCCCAGTTCGTCTTTCGAACCAGTTCGCATTATCGCTGATTTAAAAAAGAAAAGAAAGAAAAATACTAAAATTAGCTGTAAATTTATTCATTAATGATATCAATGACTTAGCTAAGCACAGTGCTTAAAAGTACATTAAAATGTGGGTTTCCAGCAAAAGGCACCTCACATTTCTGTGATTGCCTGTCGTATCTCGTCAAACGTCAATCGGCTCAGGTCTGACTTCGCCCGTAGATTGCGCAGTATCATCCGGTCAATCGTCTTGCGCGCTACCAAGTCGAAATAGGTGACTGATCCGGTGGTGCCGATCCGGTGGACGCGGTCTTCTGACTGAATGCGTGAGACATAGTTGAAGTCGTTGGCAAAGTATATCACATTACGACACTCACCTTGAAGATTGAGCCCGACGCCGCCGGCCGCTGGATTGGAAACGAAAAACCGGGCACTACCATCAAGGAACCTCTTGACTGCGATCTGGCGATCTGTAGTCGATGTTCCACCATAATAGTTCACTGCGCAGCCAGCACCTTCTTCTTTTTCGAGTGCAGCGATTAGATTGTGCAATGATTCCCGGAAGCGCGTCCAGATGATGACAGGGCCATTGACCTGCTTGATGATCTCAATAACTTGATCGATGCGCTCATTGCTGATATGCTCAATGCCTTCTTCTGTTGGCAAATATCCGCAGACAATTTGCTGCAGTCGGATCAGCGCAACTGCTGCTGTTGGGACATCAACAATCGAGCCATTGTCTAATTCTGTCATGAATGTTGTCTTCAACTCCTTGTAGTGCCGCGCAGTCTGCTCGCCCATTTCATATTCCCTGATGACATAATCTTTTTCGGGCAAGTCAATGGCTTCGGCTTTTGTCAACCGATAAGCATGCGGAGCAATTAGACCATAGAACTCCTCAGTGTTCTTTTGACCAATGATCTGTTTGCCTTCCCAGCCGCCCATAATGCAGTAGCGAGCGCGGAAGCTGGTCATATATTTATGACCAAGAATACGAGGATCAAGGAAATTGAATTGGGTCCAGGCATCAATGATATTTTTAGCGATTGGTGTGCCAGTGGCAATCCGCCGGTAGGTAGCATACTGCCCTAGGGCCAAGAGGGCTTTTGTTCGGTCTGTTCCAGGGGTCTTATAATTGTGGGATTCATCTGCAATGAGAAGCGACCTACCATGATGGGCATTCAAAAATTGAATTGCTGCTGAAGCACCAGCCTTTGTTCTGATTGAGTCAGTGTTCATTGCGAAGAATGTCAGCCCGCGCTTGTTGGCCTTATTGACATCAATGCCGTTGCCGCCAACCTTCCACAAGATTGTGTGGACAGGAGAAAACTCGCTGCCGAGCGGAATGCCTTCGCCCATGTGCTTGGGTATTTCACTCTCAATCCATTGGCGATGGACGCCCTTGGGCGCGATGACGAGCACCCCTGTCACCTTTCCGGCAGCATGCAACATTCCAGCCGTTGAGAGCAAAATGGCTGTTTTCCCGAGGCCCATTTCAAGAAGCAATGCATAATGCGTTCGGTTCCAAGACAGCGCAAGAATGCGTTGCTGATATTCATAGAGCTTGATCTTGGGCTGATAGGCGCTCTTTGGAAGCTCTATTGTTGAGTGTTGAGTGGCCAGCGCCTCAAGCTCCTGCTGGGCTGCAAGATCGCCGCTTTTATCGATCCATTCAATATCATAATCAGAACTCTTGAGCAGCCGAATATTTCCAGCTGTTGCCAAGATACGAACTGATTTGCTGCTGTTCCACTGCTTGCGACCGGACAAACCATTCAGCAACCGGACGAACGGGAATGGGAATGGGCCAATGATATTGGCAAATTCACCAGCAACTTCAGCGCGGATCATTCTAGGTCTCCCAAATAGCGGACTTGCTGGACATCAATCATCCGGAAAGTTCGGACCGTTCGACCTTTGATTGCATAAAGGGACTTTCCGGGCCGGCCACGGTCGACAATTGCTCGCCCGATGCTTTCAAATTTAAAGCGATTAACTTTGCAAAATACCTCATCTGTGTCATCAGCAAAGAACAAATTGAGAGATGCAGACGGGCCAGAAACCTCCTTGCCGCGCCTCATGACTCGAATATTTTCATTTTCATCAACTGGCGCAATTTTAGTCGCGACTCCCAAGATCATGACCTCTTTTTCCTCTCCATCTCTGACATCGATAACATCGGTCTGCTTCGTGACAATTTTTATAGCAGATAAATCAGGATGCAATTGCTTGATCCTATCACGGATCGGATAGAGTGTATCGATCTCAGTTTTGCAATTAGCCAGTTTCTTGGCTAAAGATGCGCGCAATGGTTCGCCATTTTTCCGCGCATCGAGGATTTCCCTCATCGATGCAGGGCCAATGCCTTTGATCGATGTTATTGGGCCAATAAGAATCCTCTCGTCTCCTTCTGTCTTGAAGCTCCATCTGTCAGTTGAATGATCTGGATCAACAGGCTTGTACTTCACGCCTTCTGATTCAAGCTCACGTAGCATTTTGATCTGTTTAGCCGGATCAGCCTCAGCATCAAGTGTTGCAGCAGCGAACTCAACCGGATGATGGGCCTTGAGCCAACAGCACCAGTAGCTGACAATGCCATAAGCCACCGCATGGGCCTTGTTGAAGGCCCATGAGCCAAAGGTATTGACTTGATCCCAAATTTCCCGAGCAGTCTTTTCCTCCAGCCCATTGGCCAGCGCCCCAGTACGAAACTTGATCCAATAAGCATTGAAGAACTCATCACCCAAGCTCTTAGACATGGCCTTGCGCAACTCGGATGTATCCTCCCAGGACAATTGCCCAATGCCGCGAGCAATGTTCATTACAGTCTCCTGATACACAACGATGCCATAAGTCTCCTTTGTGAGCTCAGTCAGCATCGGGTGTTGTGTTGTTACCTTTTCGCGACCGCTGCGACGCTTGACCCAGGAGTTGGCGCCGCCCGTTGCCATTGGTCCTGGCCGAGCCAGAGCAGTGATAGAGATGATGTCATCGATGTTTGTTATCTTGACCTGTCGTGTCAGGGACATTAGTGCTGTTCCAGTAAACTGGAATATGCCAGAGAAGTGCCCTGAGTTGAGAACATCAAATGCTTTCACATCATCAAGCGGAAGCGTCTCAAGAAACCCGCTGCGGGCAGGCTTGCCGATGAGTTCAAGTGTCCGTTCAAAAACCGAAAGTTGTGTCAACCCAAGCGCGTCAATTTTCAGCAAGTTGAGATCTTCAGCATCTTTCTTGTCGCACATTGCTGAATTAGTGCGCGAGTCAATTGCCACATATTCAGAAAGGGGATGCTCTGTCAGGACAATACCAGCCGCGTGCTGAGATGCATTGTTCGGATGCCCCTCCATCTTGCCAGCAAGTCTTGCCTCCGGATATTCATCCAGCAGCTTGCGGCCCATCTCTGTGCCATTAAGTGTGTCCTCAAGCGCCAACATGGCGCGTGAATCGCCGCCGGAGCGCTCGATGACGCCATCAAGCGTCCGCTCAACAAGCCAGCGTGGTATCTGGAGCGAGATGCCAGCTTGATTCAATGCCGAGCGCGGCTTGAACAATCCAACAGTGCCGAGACGCGCAACGCGGTCGCGCCCATACTTCTTTTCGACATATTTGAACACAAGGTCGCGCCTAGCATCAGAAAAATCGATATCAATATCTGGCAAGTCCTTTCGATTAATATCAATGAAGCGCTCAAAGATCAATCCGAATGGTATCGGATCAATTGTGGTGATCCCGAGCAAATAGCACACAAGCGATCCGCAAGATGACCCGCGCGCCGGACCAACAATCATGTGCTGCTTTGCCCAAGCTATCATATCGGCAATGATGTAAAAATAGTCTTCAAAGTTTTTCTCAGAAATTAGTTTCAACTCCCTATTGAGCCGTTCTGAATAGATTTTGTTCTTGAGATTGACCTTGAGCTTTTTGGCTCCTGCCAAACAGAGGTTGCGCAAGGTGTCAGGACGCTCTGGCTTCAAAAGTTCGGCGCGATGCAACTCAGCCTTGCAGCTGTCAAGGGCTGCAATCTTGTTTTCCCAGGCCTCGGCAATATCAGCAGAATCAGCAGTCCACTTCAATGCCTCGAACCATTCATCTTTGGTCAAAATGTACTGGGGGTATGTTTGGGTCGTTGAGCGCCGCCCAAGCGCAATGCGGTATATCTCCTTGTCTTCTGGCCTCGGATAAAGATTATCGCTACGAGCGATGAACTTGTGACCGGCAGCCTTGGCGGCGCGATAGAAACCTTTGGGCGTGGCTGGCGACAAGGCGACATAGAGGTTCGGCGCTGGGGGAAAATTATCAAGTTGTGCTTTTTCACCTGTTATGATTATGACGTCTTCAGCAGCCAGCGCTTGGTCATAACTCAAGCTCGGATCGCGATCTGGATTTGCAGTGGCCAGAGCAACAAGACTGTGAATCCCCTTGAGTCCGTTGACTGCCAAAAATGTCCAATGATCAACAACTGGCTTCTTTGTGCCAAAGGCGCCCGTCACTGCCAACTCGACCCCGTAAACTGGCCGAATGTTGGATTTTTTGCAGAGCTTCGTCCATCGCACAAAGCCGAATGTTGAGCAGCGATCTGCCAACGGGGCGACCTTATAGCCGCATTCGATGACGCGGCTAAGAACATCAGGCAAGTGCCCGAAGGCGGTGCGGAAGCTGTAGCCAGAGCGGATCATTTGACCTCCTGAGTGTCAACAATTCGCTGGCTTTCCTCTTTTGTCCAGCGCCGAAAAGATTGTAGCATGGCATAGTCTGATGCGATGATCTCATATGTGATGAATTGCGATGAGCATTTCAAGCAGCTGCGATTGCGCCTGACTTCTGTCATTGTTTTAGCGCGATTTGTATCAATGGCCTTCGAGTAAGCATAGCCGCACTTTGGGCAAGCCATCATTGCTACGTGATTTAGTCGGGCCTGCTGCTTGACGACTTTGTCGATGATGTCAGAACACATCACAGCGCTCCATCCTCATAGAGCTTAACACAGCACTTCAGAAGGGCTGCAACATCCTGCTTGGCCCGGTGAGCACCAGCAAAGGGGACTCCGAAAAGGTGCTCATGCAGCGCAGTCAAGCTGAGTCGAAAGCCTTTAAGATGGATCGTTGCTTCAACAGCACAAATGACCCTCGGCCACACAAGGTGCTGGCCAAGGCGCTCAAATTCAATGTCAACCATTTCGCGGTCGAAACTGGCATTATGGGCAATGACTGCCGGGGCCTGTTCAATGAACTGAGCAATTTGAGGCGCCACAAGCGAAAACTTCGGCTTATCATTGAGCATCTCATTGGTGATGCCTGTGATCTCAGTTATGGTCCGGCGCTCACCGGGCGCAACAACTTCCAAGAGTGGAGCGGGCGGCTTGATCAGCTGATCAAGCTCGCTCTTTATCTCACCAGTTGAAAGATCAGCCAAACAGCCATAGAACTCAATGATGCTGGGCTGCTTTTCGAGCTTGATTGAGTGGTTTGATATCAAGCCGTTGGTTTCTGTATCAAAGACAACTGCAAGCATATCAGACTCCAAGTCTTTCAAAGTGGTGGTCTTCAGCCTTTGAGCCAAAGAGATTTCGAGCATTCATTGAGTGAGTTGCCCAACGCAGATTAGATCGGCGGCAGTTCATCGAGTTGCCATCCCGATGGTCGATGATGAGATGGGCATCCGAAGGGCGCTTGATCCCAGCATTCATCATCACTGCCTCGTGAAGATAAAGAGTTGTTTGAGTTCGAAACGACCGGCGACCGACTTGAACATTCCGACGAAGATAGAATTTACGTTGGCCGCGCGACCACTTTGGCGACCACTTCCATTGGGAAAGGTGATGGTAGTCTTCTTCATCAACAACCGACCATATTTGAGCTAAGTCATCACCATAAATCCTCCATTCAAATCCCTTGTTGAATTCTCCCCAAGTATTTGGATCGAGGAAATCATGATTGCTCATTGGCGCGCCTCCCCTTGATGTTTCCATCAATCATTTCAAGCATGGCGCAATAAATTGAAGCATCATGGATTGAGTCCTGATGCCCGCCCGTCTCCCAGTTCACGCAGTACCTTGATAGCTTGACAAATGTCAGCATCAAGATGTGAAATCGATTGAAGTCATCTTCACTTCTCAGCACAATTCCATCAGGAAACATTCCTGCGAGTGCAGCTCCCACTCGCAGGTAGTTATGACCATAGACTGTTTTGCGGGCAGAAAATGTATTAGCCGCATTCATCAAGATATCATCAACATCAGCCATTGTCATTGCCTCAAGGTTGAATGCGTTTGATGAACTTGATGTAATTGCCAGGAGACAACTGATGTATCCTGTAGTGGTATTTCCTCCCGGCACCGGCACCCGTTGTCAAATATTCTGATGTATGAGACAGCGTGAATGTCTCCTGAACAAGAAGGCAGCCTGGCATATCAGGAAAAATATCGCCAGGATCAAGGTGGAGTCCTGTATGAGAATGAAAGAAACTTTGGGATTTATCGAGCCAAAAAGGATTTGTTCTTTGGTGCCAATGCTGTCCGGATGTGTAGGTCAATATCTCCAACTCAATTCCGAGGTCATAATTGAATTGAAGATGGCCCTTGTTGATGTCGATTGTCTCATCCTCAAAAATGCTTTTCCCAGTGACATTATCAATGATCCACTTGGCATCCTGGAGACCAAGTTTAATCTTGAGTTCATCAGCAGCTTTTTCATCGCGCGCATACCAAGCAACCTGATCGATTTTCATTGGTCAAACTCCCATCGGTCCGCCATAAGGAATGATGCATCCCTGCAGGTATTTGTGTCGCTCTTTTGATGATAACAAGAAGGCGATGAATTCGGCAAGAGTCTCTGGATTAGTTTCCTCGCCACAAGGAAGTGCAGCAAGCTGATAGCTCCTTGCCTCTTCTGGCGTCCAACCGCGAAGTTCGCAAACTCGCTTGTCAATCTGCTCGCTCATTCCTGTGCCAGCGAGCTTGTTTGGTGAAATTCCGAAAACAGTGATATTGTGAGTTTTCCCCAATTCACGAGCCATTTGCATAGTCATGATCTTAGCGGCGCCCTTTGATGCATTGTATGCCAATGAATGCGTCATTGGCATGCCAGATGCATTTGAAACAATATTGAGAACTGTCCCGCCCTTCATGACTGGAAGGAGCGCCTTTGTTGTCATCCAAATGCCACGAGCATTTGTGTTGATGACCTGTTCCCAATCGGCAATGTCAAGATCGCCAATTGCTGACAGGTGATTGACACCGGCACAGTTGATAAGAATGTCAACACCAGGAAATAGCCCTCTGGCAAACGCTTCCTTTGCATCCTCAATGCTATCCTTGTCAGTCACATCAACAAATGGAAGTGACCAATTGGTGATTATGGTGTAGCCATCGTCGAGTTTGGAAGCAAGCTCTTTTCCAAGCCCAGAGCTTGCGCCGGTTATGATAACATTCCTATAAGTGGTCATTCATGCCTCCTTTGACTTGCCAGTGAAAACTTGAAGTGCTGTGATTCCTTCAGCGCGGAATGCAGCAACAACATCATCTCGATCATCAAGAATGAATGCAACGTTATCTGCAACTTTGCCTTGGAATAGATCGCGTGCCAAGCTGATTTTTAGCTCAGGGGAAGGTGAAAAATTTTTGTCTGGCCGCATCAATATCTCATCAAGCTGTATCGAGTGCTTAATGAGCCATGAATTGGTCAGCATTCGCCATTTCTCAGGGCGGGCCGTCAAACCGATTACTTGCAATCCGGAGGAATGCAGAGCATTGACAAGTTGGACAATGTCGTGGCACGGATCATCATTGATCGATTCAGCATGATAGGCATCCCAGCCGCCATCGCCGCCGATCATCTCGTCGCGCCAAGCGGCATCAGAGATGACATGATCAATATCAATGAGCACAAATTCCTTTTTCATTGCTTTGCCCTCAGCTGGTCCACAAGCTTAATCATCCTAGTGCGCTTGGCTGTGTCATCAATTTCGCTGATTTCCTTGTCAAGGTCGCTGGCTGCCTTGTCAAAAGTACGCTCAACAAAATGTGTGAGCCATGGGTGTGCACCAAGCGCGGCAGTTTTCATTGCATCAAGTACGTTGCGATATTCACCTTGTGTCCGTGGCGAGGAGCGCTTGTGGACCATCTCGACGAAGGTGCGCATGTTGCATTTCATCACAATGTTTGTGAGAATGTTGGTCGGGAGAACGCCGCGCGCATCCTCAATAGCTGCCCCAGCAACAATGAGATGATTATATGTTTTGGAAATATTTTCCATGCAATTATCATAAACAGCCTTGAGTGTTGGGTCTTCGGCGCCAACAATTGGCTCATGCTCGATCGTTGGACCTGTCAGATAGTCCCAGCCAGGACCATCCCCAACATTGAGCACTCGCATCGTTTGTTGGGCAAAGGATGCAGTGCGAGTCCGGACAAGCTGGTGGGTAAAAGCTCTGGTGACGCCTTCAATCATGAAGGTGTAGTCAACAAACTCCCAAGAGCTTGGGATGGTATTGGCCATGTATTTGATTTCATCAATCTTCTTGTCGTATGGCCAATTCCTGATTTCATCACGAGCAGCTGGCGACATTTGAAGTCGTGTCCCCTTGGTGAAGATCAAGAGGTCGATGGCATAGTCGATGTGGCATCCTGCGCCGGTGTAGTCGAGCAGTGTAACTTTCATAACAGCCTCCTTCAGCGGTGGAACTTCATTGAATAACGGTCAGAGTTGATCCATTTCTGGACAAGCCTGACATCGTGGACGAGGTCATCAAGCAGCAGGCCCGGTCGCCAAGTTGCGAAGCGACCGAGCGAGAAAATGTTGAAGTTGTCAGTTGCCCAAGCGATAAATGCTTTTCGAGCATTCTCATCAATGGGCTGTATCTTGGCATAGCGCTGCGCACTCAGTGAAATGCTCTGGATGCGGGAGCGATGAAAACCAAACAGTTGTGCAGCATCATATGCTTCACTGTATTTGTTTTTGTCAAGCCACTCGATTTGATTGTCAGGAAGGTGGGAAGGAAAGGAATATTCAACACAGAGATCATCTCCTGTGATCGATGCCCGATTGAACTTGTAGAGTGGATCAGGAACATAGAGCGATGCATAAGCATCACAGTCAGATATCCGAAGGTGAACATTAGCGCCGCCGACATAATTGAAATTGGGGGCATCCTTGTATCCGAGCAATTTCATCAAAACAGGCATCGGCATTGTTGAAATGATTGGATCAGAGCAATCAATTGTGTTGATGCTTTCATCAGTAAAAGTTTTTCCGAATTCAATTGCGCCAATAAGTGGCTGAGCCATCTGCTCAATCAAATCAGGAGGGGCAATCCAGCGTTCGGCAGCAAATTCTTCAGTAATGATCGATCGATCCGAGCGAGAAATGCCTGAGCACTTGTGAGCATATGACAAGCTATCTGCCACACGATTTTTCCATGGCAGATAGCTTTTGATCAGCTTTACTTTTTTGAATGGAATGCCAAGAACATCCGAGACAACAGATGAACGAAACCGAAGGACTGCGCTGTGATTGTTCGGAAGCTCTTTTTGTGCCTCAATGATCCTGATGGCATTTCGAGATAGCATGTTGCCGGCCAGAAGGCCAGCCATTCCAGAGCCGATGATTGTTATCATACGAGACATTTGTCAAGCTCCCTTCTTCTTTGGCAAATCAATCTTGGCAGCTCGGCCGGCATAAAGGCCAAGCATATCCAGCGGGACATCTTCACCAGCCTTCATTCGCTCACGAGCGAATGATTGAAGGGTCTGGGGATGTACATCACGTTTTTGTTCATAGTCAAGACCGAGACCATCAACATAGCCTGCGACATCGCCAGCGAGATTGTCCTCTCCCTTTTCAAACTCAATGCTGAGCTTATTCTTGATGATATCACCCGCACCAACTTCTGCGAGCCAAGTCAATGCTGCGGTCCGTGCATCATCTTCTTTGGGAAGCGACCCAGAGATAAAATCCTTAATCGTCACCTTGAGACCGCTTTCAGTCTTAAACTCAGATGTTCCTGCTGAAGCCATTGCATCCGGAAGCGTCCTTGTAGTCAGCAAGTGAAGCTCGCCTTTGGCCTGTTTGAGAAATTCCTCAGCTGAGGCAATCTGCTCCATCAAAGCAGCGCCTTGACGAACAATTGACTCAATTGATGAAAGTTGATTTGCATCTGGTACAAATGATCCAAGCTCTGATTCAATGTCGATGTCAACAGGACTTACCTCTTGCTTCTGCTTTTTTGCTGCCTTTTTAGCCATTATTGCCTCCTCGATTGTTGTTAAAACCTTGCCGTGAGTACGCACCATTGACCGGCGATAGTTCATTCATCACAGTCGTGACCAAGTGGCGAATATGCTTGGGCTTGCGCACGCCAAGCTGTAGGCAAGTGTCCACGACTGTATAGCCATAGTCGTGCACACAACCACGGACATCAGGTGGCAACGCGTCAATGGCCGCCAGTCTTTCCTGATGCGTCGTCATGTGGCCTCTACTCCATTGTTGTGGTCAGCAGCCCAACCAAAAAGTCGTGCATAGCCTTGGCACCAGTGAAGCTACCGTTTCGCAGACAGATCCAAGCGTCTCTATAGGGCGTCCCGTGGCAGTAGGGGAGACCTGTATTGGCCATGACCGGGCACCCCTCACAAAGGCCTTTGTCAGCGCGTCCTTGATACAGCCCGCACAAAGCACAGGCACCAGCGCCCAGTGTCTTGTCATACCCCGTCGCAATGCGCCGCCAGTGCTCAATACTATGCAGCAACGCCTGTCGCGGCGTTAACCCGACAGCCCCCTCGCCTGGCCACTGGTGCATGCTGCGTGGCTCAAATACATCCGCCACCCCTTGTTCCGTGACGCTGGGCAGCAGCGACACCAAAAAGTCGTGCTCGGCCTTGGCCGCCGCCAGAAACTCCTCCCCAACGCGTATCACCATTCGGTCCAATGTGGTGTTGATCAGCACCGGGGAAGACACCGCCTTATAGTAAACCCTCTGCGCCGTATAGTAGGGCGTAGTGATGCAGCCGGGGTGACCGGCAGCAGCGACCGGGCAACCGTCGCAGTCGACCATATGCGAAAATTCCTCGCACAGCGCGCAGTTATCTCCGGTTATGCCGTCAAACTGCCCCACCGCATTACGGCGCCAATGCTCGATCGACGCCAACAAGGCATTGCGAGTGCTCATGGTGCACGCTCCATCATTAGCTCCTCATTAACCTTTGCCAATTTGTCCCACAACGTCTGATAACGGACTAACTGCGCTGCCGCCACCTCCATGGCAAAAGACCCCTCGCCCCTTCTAACTGTTTCCTGTAGTGGCACGATGGCAAACATCAGTAGGTTGCAAAGAATGCCAGATTCTTCCAGGCTTAGCTCGACTGCGTGCGCTTTCATGTCAGTGTGCCCCATACATATAAGGAAAGGCCAGCGCTCTGATCCGTTGACGCTGCCCCGGCGTGACTTGGTCCAGCGGCACCTTATAGACGGCCGCAGCAACGGCCACTGGGTTATAGGTGCCGTTTAGGATCATGATGCGGATGACCGCCAGTACTTCCGCATCCGTCATAGGCGGCTGTGCTGTTTGGTCTGTCATGTGTGGACCTCCATTCGTATCAGGAACCTCGCGCCAGTGCGACCACGCCGTCCCCTTGCAGTTACCTTTCCATGGGCATTGGGTGCATTGGCATGACCGCCTGTGCACCCAGTGATAACCCGCCCAGTCCGGCGGGCGTCTACCAGTCACGACGCCCCCGGCGCAACCGGCCCCCTGTTAGGGCTGCCACCACCAATGCTGGCTGCGGGTTCCTGCATTGCCATCCACCCAGTATGTTGTGTGTCCCTTGGCAAGTGGGACGTACCGCAGGACGTGGCACGCAGCAAGTGAATGACAGTGCCGGGGAGCATACTGGATAGTTCTGCGACCCGCTTCCGTGCCAGCGGTAGGTCTTTGCACGGTGACGGCGCCGTCATGTGTTCATGCCAGACGTAAAAGAACTCAGGCTGTGGCACCCTCTGTTCACTCGACATGGCAGACCTCCCCCGTAATGGTCAGCTTCAGCGTCCGAAGACACTTGCTGCTATGGGCGGCGGCCCCCTGCGCAGCTACTGCGGCACTGGTGAACAGTGGGCTATTGAAATGAGCCCCGTTTGACGTCTGATAAATGTTGGTCCAGTACTCCACAGGCTCCGGCACATTGATGATATCGGCGCCGTCAGGTGCACTAGTAGTCCTGTAGGTGCCGGCGCGGGTGACGCTGGCCACCAGTTCATCGCCACTTTCGCCTCTGATAAGCACCACCACGGGGCGTAGTGCATCGGCGCGATCAGCACAAATAACCCGCGCCGGCCGCCCGGCGCGTGTTTGTATTGGCTTGCTCCAATCGATGCTCATGTCAGTCACTCCTTAAATGTGATGGGAAAGGTGCCAAAGTGACCAGAGCCACCTGCGGCATTCCTTGCTTCCGCCTCCGTTTTATAGCAGCTACCGCCGGAGCGATAACCGGCGGCGCATCCCTGCGCAAGGTACAAGTTGATCCACAACACCGTGCGCTCGGTTGGCACATTGACAAGGTCGAGATCATGGCAGCCACTGCTCACATAGCGTCCTTCGGCTGTGAAACTGAACACGTCGTCAATGTGCTCATCGCGTTCGACAAGTGCAACAATAGGGTACTGGTTGTCGGGTGTCTTGCGCGTCATGCTGATAACCGTGGCCTTGCGTCCGTCACGCGTGACCAGTGGCTTATCCCAATCAATCATTTTCGATCTCCTTTAGGATGTGGTTGAGCATGGCGCTGATGGCCTGATCCTCCGCGTCTGTTAGCTGGGGGAGCTGTGACATGCGGAACGTTTGACTGCACCACTGGTCAACAATGAGCTTGCACCTTGCCCGCTCTATTTCCGCGCCCATGTCCATAAGTGCGCCAGCGTGGTGCATGACTTTTTCCAAGTCGCGAAGTTTGATGTCAACCATGACCGCCCCCTTCCAGAATATCGATCACAATAGTGTTGAGCGCCGCTGTCACGGCATTACGCGTCGACACCGGAAGCATTGCCAAGTGCTGCGTCAGCCGTGGCATGGCCCCCGGCGCCCCCTGGCGTTGAAGGTTGAGCATCTTGACGATGCGACCGCACTCAATCAGCGTAGCCAGCTCTGCACTCTTTGCCATCAGTGTCCTTACATCGTCGCTCATATCAGTCATCGGAGTACCCTCCCGGTGCAAAGCGGCTGGCACGGTCGCGGGCGTCCTGCTTAAGCTGACAATTTTTATACGTCAGCCTGTTGACCTGCCCGACCAGCGACTTGACTTGGTCCTCCAAGTCAAGGATGCGCTGGTCAACTAGCAGGTCGCGATATGCATCTACGATCTTTTTGCGCAGTGCCAGCGCCCCGTGTTCAAACAGCGTGCCGTCGCCGCTGACTTGGTGCAGCGTGCTTGGGTTGGAGCAATAGCCGGTCGTGCGTCCCGTATAAAAGGAACCCTCCTTGCATCCGAGGTAACCGCGCATGGCGTCTTCGTCACCATCCAAAATGGCCTTGACAACCTTGGTCGCCATTTCGCCGACCCAGTCGGACAGCCAGTATGCTAGTTCCTCCTTAAGTTTGCCCAGTACGTCCCCTGCCAAGTCGTCACAAATATTATCGACTTGTTTCCTGACCGTCGCCAGGGTGGCATCGTTGATGCCCGTCGCCAATACAGCTTCCAGCTTGTCCTTGAGCTCATTCATTTCAAGTCTCCCAGCTTGACGACAGTGCCCGGCAACGCATAGCGCTCTGACCCAACCCGGCGCACCCGACCGTCCTGCACCATCCTTGACAGTGTCGCGGACACGCTGTTGCCCGCGAAGCCCCTGGCCGCAAAGCGCTCCGTCATTTCATGGTAGGTAACGACCCGGTTCGCCGCCGACAGTACTTCGAGCACAAGGTCTTCTCCCCTAATGCCCTTGTTGGCCCTGCCCCCGACATAGCCGCCGTTGCGGCGCTTGGCGGGTTCGCCATCAGTCTCCTTGATGGTCGCCGTGACAGACACCAAAGTCGCCACCCCGTTCACCGTTTTCAGGATGGTCGGCATGTTCTTTGCAGTGGTCTGTAAAACGACAGTGTAAACGTCAGCCATGGGTGATCCCTTTCGTTAGTCCTCGTCGGTTTCCATTTCGTAGCCGGTGTCCGTTAGGCACACCGCCACAAAGGCTAAGGCGGCCATGCTACCGGCGTATTCACCCTTGGTGATCTTCTTAGCCTTCCGTCTGGCTTTCGCCGCCTTCACGCCGGTCTGTAAGATGGTGAGCACCTTGCGGCGCTCCGCGTCAATGGCGTCCGCGACGGTCATGCGGACAAGGCGTTGCGTTGCGCTTACCGTGTCCCGGCGCATTTTGGCCTGCCGAAGCGCCGCCTTGGCGTCGACCTTAATTGCCTTTTTCATGGTGCTGTCTCATTCATGGTGAATGGGAAAACTTGACGGCGCCAGTAATCCAGCTGGCTGTCAATGTCAGCCTGGAACTCGCTGACAGTGCCCTTGGTGTTCATGACAAAGGCTGTGCAGAAGTCCGGAACGTCCTCGGACGCATGACCTGACGCCCGCGCCACGCCATACCGCGTGATGCGGACTATAATGCCGCCCAGTTCAAGGATGGCATGTACCTCGTTGTCGAACCGGACATCGTCAACGACAATGTCGGCCTTGGGCTGCTTGAACAAAATGGCCCCGACCTCGCGCCGCCAGACGTTGACCCACAAGTCCGGCGATATCAGGTCGCGACCCCACTCCGTCCCCAATGTCTGCATGGCATAGCGCGGGGTTTTCCCATCAAGCAAACTGCACGGCTCCTCTTTCAGTGAACCATCAGTTTCTTCCGGCGTCAAGTGCATCGCGTGCAGCATTAACTTCAGGGCGCCAGCAAATCGCAGGCGCTGAAACTTATGGGCGGACGCCAAGTGCATGGCGGCGGTCGACTTGCCCGACCCGGCTAACCCAGTGAACCCTATAATCATTGTGCCACTCTCCTTTATCAGTCAAAACAATAATCAGCATAGCTGCGATACCACTTCGTCAGTTTTCCATCTTTGGGAATGACATAGATGTAAGGGCGATTGGCATGCTCGGTTGGATACTGAGCACGGCGCAGATCAGAGATGTTGAGCTGAATGGGGTTTCCGAATGATCCAAGCTGTTCGGCCTTTGCTGAGCCATCGAGCGATCCAACAACAATGCGATATTTCATCATTGCATTAGCCCTTTTTATTATTTTGAGGTCGCCCGGCGCCTTATCTTTGAGGCGCCGGGCGATGTGTCATTACATAGCGCTGTCGTCGCTGCTGCTGCGATCTGCAGCGCCTTCCTCAGCATAAGATGAAAGATCACCCTGGACCAAACCAGCGCGAGCCTGCTCATAGAAGTCGCGGGCATCAGCGAGCAATGCCTTGGTCGGATCAAGTTCCAACACAGTGTTGCCAGGCGAAAACTTCCAGCCGAACCATGACCCCTCACTGTTGCTCTGCTCGGTGATCTCGGCGCGCCAGCAACGATAGAACAGCGGCGGCACAAATTCAGAACCATCGCTGCGCTTGAGACGCTGGTTGGTGATCAGCGTCATCCACTTGCGCGATGCCTTGAGTTGCGTCGAGGAAAGTGGAATGAAGCTGCGCCGGCCTCCAGCCGACATGTTGAGGCCATAGTAGGTTGCAGTCTCAGCAATGTAATTGCCACTCGGAAGGACAGCCCGGCGCTTGTCGTCAAAGGTGCAGTCGCTCATGATCGCAGCATTGGTGCCGTGATTTGCAACGAGACCCTTGCCCGACGAGCGTGGCGCCCATTCGAGATAGATGGTGGCATAAAAGCACGGAAGGAAGTCGAGGGAGTCAGCCCAGGTGTCGCCGGTGGCAACATCGCAGAACATGCCAGCAGCGGCACCTTTGATGAACTCTGGCTTTGATTTGATCAGCTGCGGGCTCAGCGCTTGCAGGATGGTGATGCGAGGAATCACCAAATCCTTTGCTGTCACATTTTCGAGGCCAGTGGGCATGCCAGCAAACTCATCCGCCGCCGTAGCGGGCAGATTGGCCTTTGATTCAGTTTTGGTGGGGAGGTGCTCAGTGCGAGCAGTGGCAGCTTTTGCCATGTGTATCAACTCCTGTTTGCCATGTGCGAAAATGGCGGGACGAATCGCAACGGAGATTTATTCGCCAAAAATTATAAAAAGAAAAGAAATATTTTCGAGCAGATCATAACACAGTGTGCAGGATGCGTTGTATAAAACAATTGACTGATAAAAACAATTTCCTTTTAATTGGCTCCGAGATTTAATTGGGTAGATTTGTAAAATCGGCGAAAAGTGAAAACTCGGAAATAATCCATGGCCAATTGCCATGGACGCTCTTGTATGGGACGGGGAGATCAATTCATGACCGCTGCTTATAAGCACCCAGCAGTGCTGCTGGCCTATTTTGCACGCATCGGCGCTGAGCCGCTCAACTTCCGGCGGGCAATGGTGCGAGAATACAAGGGGAATTACTACACTGAAAGAACACTGATAAAAATTTCAGCTGATGGTGCCATTGAATGTTCAAATGAAGAACACAAACCAACAAGTGAAGAATCTGCTGCCATCCGCGCAGCATTTGTCAATATCAATTTTCCGAAATCAATCACAGCCACCAATGCAGCGCTCGAACAACTGATCAAAGAACAGAAATTCGAGCGCTCAAAGGTCTTCCCGCTTTACAGCCACAGCGATGGCAAAATTTCAATGGCCCAGGTGCGGGTCGAAAATGATGATGGCTCCAAGACCTTTTATCCATGGTCAATGTGGTCTGATGGCATATGGCGACAGATGGAGCCGGATGGCGATTTACCATTCTGGAAGCCTGCGAAACGAACGAATGCAGCTCGGGTGATGATCCACGAAGGTGCGAAAGCTGCAGCATTTGTGGATTGGCTCATCAATGGAAAGGACAGCGATGCAGCCGAGGCGCGCGCAACCCATCCATGGGCAGAAGAGCTTTCGTCTTTTGAGCATTGGGGAATGATCGGCGGCGCGCTCGCACCCCATCGTTCTGATTATCAAGAGTTGCGCGCTGCTCAATTCATTGAGGTGGTCTATGTTTGCGACAATGACTGGCCCGGCCGTTCGGCACTGAAAGAGGTTTCAAAATGCTTTGGCGGACCAATGAAGGGAATTTTATTCGACAAGCGATGGCCTGAATCTTGGGACATGGCCGATGCAATGCCAGAGAAGTTGTTTGCGAAAACTGCCTCGGGGCGCCGGTACAAAGGGCCGACGCTCCGCTCGCTAATGATATCAGCAACATGGGCAACCGAATTGTTGCCCAATCCTGAGGGGAGAGGTCGTCCGATTGCTGCTCTAAAGCGAACATTTCGGGAGGAGTGGTGGCACATTGTCTCGCCGGAAGCTTTCATCAATTGCGACTTTCCTGGCCGCATCCTCACTGCTGCTGAATTCAATTCGCTTGTGCGCCCCTACTCACATGTGGATGATGTGGCGAGGCTGCTGCGCGCCGACCAAGCCTCAAAGGCCAAGCAAATGCACTATCTTCCAGGGCAGAAACCGGGATGGTATGGAACAAATGACAAGGGGCAATTCATCAACACCCACTGTCCCTCGAACATTAAGCCGGAGAAGGGAGACGCTGGCCCTTGGATCGAATTCATGGAGCGATTGATCCCTGATGATGGTGACCGGCATGAGGTGATGCGGTGGTGCGCAACGCTTATCGCGCGCCCGGCGACCAAGATGCTTTATGGGCTGCTTCTGATATCAGAAACGCAAGGTGTTGGAAAAACAACACTGGGCGAAAAGGTGTTGGCGCCAATCATTGGATATGAAAACACATCATTCCCCAGCGAAACTGATATTGTTGAGTCAAACTTCAACGCATGGATTGCTCATAAACGAATTGCAATCGTCAATGAAATTTACGCTGGCTCTTCCACAAAGGCATACAACAAGTTGAAATCGGTTATTACAGATCGCTACATCACTGTGAACAAAAAGCACCAAAGCACCTATGAAATCGAAAACTGGCTGCACATCTTCGCCTGTTCTAATTCAGCTCGCGCGCTGAAGCTCAGCATGGATGACCGAAGGTGGTTTGTTCCTAAGATAACAGAGAAGGCTGCTGGCCCAGCCTATTGGGCAGCATTTAATGATTGGCTAGAGAATGCCGGGGGTCTCGGGATCATCATGCAGTGGGCTGATGAATGGCTGCTGGACAACCGTCAGGTGATGGCTGGTGAAACAGCGCCGGACTCTGGGGCCAAGCGCGAAATGATTGAGGAGCAGATGTCGCCGGGAATGATGATTGCGGCTAATATTCTTGATGAGATCAAACTGGCCAGCGAGGGAACGCCTGTATTTATCACCGACGGGGCCATTATTGATGTGATCAAAAATCGCCTTTATGATGGTCGGCACAATGACCGGATTGAGAAGCCGGCGACCATTCGGAGGCTCGCTAAGAGCCGTGGCTGGTGGATTGGGGAGGCCAAGACGCGGCGCTGGTCGCCGGACGGCTCGATGCGCCGGATCATGGCAACGGACGCTGGGTTGGCTAAAAGATTGCCGGAAAATTTGGCCGCTGATGGGGTAAACGAGTTTGATATCAAGACTTTATCCATGTAAGTGAAACCAAACTCAAAGCCGATCCACCGATCCACTTTTACCACTATTTCCCTTTCTTGCATCTTTGAAGAGGAAGAGAAAAAGAGAAACAGTAAAGAGGTTTTAGGAAATGGCCAAAAAGTGGATCGGTGGATCGGCTTGGAAAGAGCGCTCAGCAACGGCGCCGAAAGAAGCTTGGCTGCGCTCTTGGGTCCGGGCGACTTGGGCGGGTCCGGGCGACTTGGCTTGGGTCGAGGCAGCACGCGGCGGAACTCCTGGGGTGCCGGATTTATTCATGCCTGTGCCTGGGATTGGATTTATCCCAGTTGAGTTGAAGGCTTGGGATGTTGTCAATTGGAAGGTCAAGATGGAAGCTCGTCCTGTGCAGCGGCGCTTCCATCTGCGAGCAGCAAAAGCAGGAGTGTTGTCAATTTTCGTTTCCGCCCTACCGGGCAAGATTGTTGTTGTGTTGTCTGGTGAGCAATTCATTGCTGGTGGAAATGAACGGCTAAGGGTGATTGACCTGGCATCTGAACTGGTTCCAATCATAATCTCAGGAAGCTTGTGAAGGGAGGATTGAATGACTTGGTTTGTGCTCGCTGTTGCTGCTGGCGCCGAAAGTCGCATCTCAGAAAAGATTGCTGAAAAGGCGCCGCTTTGCCAACCATTTTACCCAAAAAGATTGCTGTGGTGCAAGGCGAGGGGAAAGAACACAAAGGTTCGGAGGGTCCGAAGGACATTTGCACTTATGCCAGGATACCTGTTTGTTGATGTTCCTGTTGATGTTCCGCGATCTGCAGTTTCTTGTTGTGACTCAAAGATATTTGGCTTTGTTGGGTGCAATGGGGAGGCTTCTGCGATCCGGTCTGAGGAGATGGCACGACTGTTCGATAGTGAGGCATCAGGTGAATATGACGAGACAAGGCGTATTGAGGAGGTAATTGTTGGAAAGCTTTATGAAATTACAGAAGGTGCACTGGCAGGCCGCACTGTAAAGATATTGAACGAACAAAGCGGAAAATTGTCAGTGTTGGTTCTTGGGATAAGGAATGATGTGAAAATACCACTTTCCAATTTCAAAAAATTGGAGCATAGAGAAATCGGATGAGCGGTTCTTGTTGGCACAATCATTGGCAGCCACCCCCGCCCCAGAGCGAACTGATCATTCGCTCACAGTCAGCAAAACTCACCCAAAATTCAGGCATTGATAGAAACTGCAAAACTGTGTTTTGTTTTGCATTAATGCCTTGTAAATGATTACAGCATCATAATCCGAGCAACACGGTTTGTTGAATTATGGGAAATACCAAGCCAAATAAAGGTTCCTTCAAGAAGGGAAACAAAGCTGGGATTGGCAACGCCGGTCCCGGCGGGCGTGGCAAATTCCTGACACAAGCCTTGATCTCTCAGCTGAATGAGTTGGACCCGAAGACTAAGATGATGCGCGCCCACAAGGTGGTCGATGCGCTCATCAAGGCAGCGTCCGGCGGCGATGTGCCCGCCATAAAGGAAATTTTCGACCGCATCGAGGGCAAGGTGCCCATGGGCGGCAATGAAACATCGGAGCCCATTAAGGTCACAATAATCGGTGGGTTGCCTGACGTTCCTGACGACGATGACGAATAGGAACATTGCGCTCGGCATCCCGACCCTGCACCCTGATCAAGTCAAGGCACACGAGCTAAAGGGTCGGTTCAAGGTTGTTCGGTGCGGTCGGCGCTGGGGCAAGACTGAATACGGGATCACTGTTGCGGCGTCCGATGCGGCCAACGGCAAGTATGTCGGCTGGTTCGCCCCAGAGTACAAGTTCATCGCCGAGACCTATCGGGCTCTGGCGGCGATGCTTGACCCCATCAAGAAGGCGGCGTCGAAGGACGGCGTGTATACGACCCAGACCGGCGGTCGCATTGACTTCTGGTCCCTGGAGAATGAGCTAGCGGGCCGCTCGCGTAAGTATCACCGCATCATCATTGACGAAGGTGCGTTCACTAAACCCAAGACCATCGACATCTGGCGCAAGAACCTGCGGCCGACGTTGCTGGATTACCGGGGCAAGGCGCTGGTGCTGTCAAACACCAATGGCGTTGACCCCGACAACTTCATGTGGCAAATCTGTAACCAGCCCGAGCACGGGTTTGTTCAGTACCACGCCCCGACGCACAACAACCCATATCTGCCAGCGGCGGAACTTAAGAAGCTGGAGGCGGAAAACCACCCGCTGGTCTACCAGCAGGAATATCTGGCCGAGTTCGTTGACTGGGCAGGCGTTGCGTTTTTTGCCAAGGATGCGCTGCTGGTCAACGGCGCCCCGGTCGCCTTCCCGTCAATCTGTGATGCTGTGTACGCCACCATCGACACGGCGACCAAGACGGGTAAGGAAAACGACGGCACGGGCGTTGTGTACTGGGCGGTCAACCGGTCTAACCCCGCGTACCCGGCGCTGACAATACTGGACTACGATCTGATTCAAATTGAAGGCGCCTTCCTTGAGACATGGCTGCCGACAATCTTTCAGAACCTCGAAGCCTTCGCCAAGCAATGTCGAGCACGGCGCGGGTCGCTTGGTGCGTGGGTCGAAGACAAGGCCAGTGGCATGGTGCTGCTGCAACAGGCGTCGCGGCGTGGTTGGCCGGCGCGGGCCATCGACAGCAAGTTGACGGCGGTCGGCAAGTCTGAGCGCGCGGTGTCAGTCAGCGGCTATGTGTATCGCGGCATGATCAAGTTTTCACAGCAGGCATTCGACCGCGTTGTGAACTACAAAATGACATCGCGTAACCACCTGCTGTCGCAAATCGTGTCATTCCGCATCGGCGACCGCGACCTAGTCGACGATGACCTGTTGGATTGCTTCACCTACGGCATCGCCATTGGTGTCGGAAACTCGGAAGGCTTTTGACGCATGCCGCACCCGAAGGCCCTGACTGCTGACGAAATTGCCCTGATGCGCAAGCTGTACCGCAATGGTACCGGCATTCAGGAAATTTCGCGGCGCCTGCGGCGGTCCTATGTGACGGTGCAGCAGGAGCTGGTGCCGGGGGTGCGCGAGCGCATTGCGCGCAAGAAGGCGGAGTCCGCCGCGCGGCTGCGTGCCGGTGACAACGTCGTGTCGTTGCAGGATGCACGGCGCGCGGGGCCGTCGGTGCCGTATGCAGTCAGATACGAGGCCGACGCAGCGTCACGCGAAATGGACGACATGCCGTTGACCGCTGTCCTGTTCGGTGATCCGCCGTTTTCACGTTCCGCCCTGGCGCAGAAGGTCAAGTCCCTCTAATGTCCATACTGACTGCCAACAACCAAGCGACGTTTGGCAATGCGCTCCAGCAGTTCATGAGCTTGGCTGAAATACAGCCGGGCGATGCCCCGTCGTATCAGGTCTGTAAGGCGATCTACGAGTACCATCCGCTTGGTGCGCTTATTGCCGGCAAGCCCATCGAGATGGCGCAGAGCCAGAAGCGCGACATTACGATCCAAAAGGGGCCGGAAGACCGGCTGCGCGAGCAGTTCGAAAAAGAGTGGGTCAGGATTGGCGCTGACAAGCACATCGCCAACGTGCACACCCTGTCCCGTGTCTATGGCATCGCCTCCGTGGCTGTGGTCGATGAAAAAGACAAGCAGGGCGACGCTGTCGAATACGACAAGCTGTACAAGTCCGACATCAGCTTCAACGTCTTTGACCCCTTAAACACCGCCGGCTCGTTGGTGCTTAACCAAGACCCCAACGCTGTGGACTTCCAGAAGACCACAGACATCACTGTGCAGGGCAAGACCTACCATCGGTCCCGGTCCTGTATTGTCATGAATGAACAGCCCATTTATATCGGATACACCACGTCGGCCTTTGGCTATGTCGGCCGGTCCGCTTACCAACGCGCGTTGTTCCCGCTCAAGTCCTTCCTGAACTCGATGCTTACCGACGACATGGTCACCCGCAAGGCGGGGGTTCTGGTCGCCAAAATGAAGCCGCAGGGGTCCATCATTGACAACATCATGTCGTCGATGGCGGCGACCAAGCGCAGTGTCCTGAAGGAAGCGCAAACAGACAATGTGGTGTCGATCAGCACCGAGGAAGACATTGAGTCGATCAACCTCAACAACCTAGCGCCGCCGATGACGCAGGCGCGCAAGAACATCCTGGAAAACATTGCCGCTGCCGCTGGCATGCCGGCCAAGCTGTTGAACGCAGAAACCTTTGCCGAGGGCTTTGGCGAGGGCACCGAAGACGCCAAGCAGGTGGCCCAGTACATCGAGCGCGAGCGCGAGCGCACCAAGGCGCTATATGATTTCTTTGACAAGATCGTGCAGTACCGGGCCTGGAACCCGGACTTCTACAAGACCATTCAGAACGACTTCCCCGAGGAGTACGGCAAGGTGCCGTACAATCAGGCCTTCTTTGCCTGGGTCAATTCGTTTGAGGCCACTTGGCCGTCTTTCCTGGTCGAGCCGCCGTCCGAAAAAGTCCAGGTCGATGACGCCAAGTTGCGCGCCGTTATTGCGCTGGTCGAGGTGCTGCTGCCGCAGTGTGACCCCGACAACAAGGCGGCGCTGTTGCAGTGGGCGGCGGACAATTTCAATGAACTGAAGACCATGTTTGGGTCGCCGCTGGTGCTGGACTATGAAGCACTGGCGGCGTACACGCCAGAAGAGCCGGCCGAGGAACCCCACGCGCCACGGCCGTTTGCCGACAGCGACGCGGCCAAGGAGCTGGGGCGGGCGGTTGCCAACTTGGTCAAGCGGCCAGCGCGCAGCAAGCCTGTGGCGTTGCCCAATTTCATGAACCGGCGGGCGGCCAATGGCGCGGACTAGCGGTCGCCCCCAGACGTTTGCCGAAGTGCTGACGGCGGCGGTGGCCGACTTGACGGACCATGGGTTCGACAGCATGGAGCGCGTCGATCGTTGGACGCGCGATTTGCTTATTGCAGCGGAGCGCGAGGCGTCGTCGCCAGAGCGCGTCGAGGCGCTGATGCGCGAGGGCCTGACCGCCATTTACCGGCGTCAGGTTGACCACGGTGGCATCTATAAGTATCACCCCGGCGTCAGCCGCTACACGCTGGACCAAATAAAGCCCAAGCTGCGCGCCGAACTAGACCGGCGCATCATGGCGTCTGCGAACCTGATCAAGCTCAACCGTCGCGAAATGATTGCCAAGACGGTGCAGCGGTTTCAGGGCTGGGCCACGTCGATCCCGCAGGGCGGCACCAAACAGACTGACAAGGTCAAGACCAAGACCGATGTGCGCAAGTCGCTTAAGCAGTTGCCGTTCCTTGAGCGCCGTGTGCTGATCGACCAAGGCCACAAACTGTCCGCCGCTATTTCGGACATCGTCGCCAAGGACGGCGGCGCCATCGCCGTCAAGTGGCGGTCGCATTGGCGCCAGCATGGCTACGATTACCGCCCCGACCACAAGGACCGGGACGGCGAAATATATGCCATCCGTGGCTGCTGGGCCTTGGACAAGGGTCTGATGCGCGCTGGCCCTGCCGGCTACTACGACGACATCACCGCAGTGGGTGAGGAAGTCTTTTGCCGTTGTTGGGCGGAGTTCATTTACACCTTGCGCAGCCTGCCGACGAATATGCTGACCAAGAAGGGCGCTGCTGCCCTGACCCGCGCCGCTGCGGCGGCCGCTGCTGCTTGACGGAGCTATCCCACATGCCGCTCGAATCCGGTTCGTCCAAAGAAGTCATTGGTCACAACATCGCGACCGAAATACGCCATGGCAAAGACCCTAAACAGGCTGCCGCCATTGCGTACAGCAAGGCGCGCGGGGATGCCATTGACAAGCTGGCCGGCAGCATCGCGGGCCTGTCGGCCCGCATGGACGCCATGATGGGGCGTCGTCGGTTGCTGGGGGTGCGTGGCGATGCTGCCACCCTCGACGACTATACCAAGCGCCACCTAGAGTCCTGGCTGGCGCGCAATATCAAAGCGGGCAAAGACCGCGACGTACTGCGGCGCAAGATACTGAAACTGATCAGTGATGACCCTGGCGTCCTTGACCATATGTCGTGGCCAGAAATGGAGCGCGCGGTGCGGCGCGGCGACGCGGGGCAGGGACGCAAGGACAGCACCCGCGCCGCCTGCCTTGCTGACATGCGCAAGGACTTGGACGCAGTCAAGGCGCTGCTGCGCGGCGACGCGGACAATGGCCCACAAATAGACTTTGTTGTGCGTGAGGAGGGTGTGAGAAGTGCAGACTATAAAAAGGCAGCACGTATATTCAAAAAGTATCCTTCTCAAAAGGTGCGGTACGTAGCAGACAAGGGTGCTGGGCTGTCTTTAAGTGAAAGTGACTTCAAGAGTTATAAGAGGGATATGCAGGGTGCGGGGCTATTTTGGCTCGTTGACGTTGGCCGGTGACTGACATGACCCGCGCAGCCGGCCTCCTTATCCTGGCGCCTGACAACAAGGCTCTGTTCCTGCAACGCGCCCAGCCCGGCGACTATGCCGGCTATTGGTGCGTGCCCGGTGGCAAACTGGAGGACGGCGAAAGCCCCGAGCAAGCCGCGATCCGCGAGGCGCGCGAGGAAACAGGATTTGAAGCGGAAGGCACGTTGACACTGTTGACGCGCACCATCCGCTCCAACGAAGTCGCGCCGGCCGCCCCCGCGACGGCGTCGACCACGGGCGCCGCTGTTGGCGGACCTCCAGCCGGTGCGGCGGCGCCCGTGACCGTTGACTTCACAACCTATGTCACGCGCGTTGATGCCGAGTTTGTGCCGACGCTGGACGGCGAACATACCGCCTATGCCTGGACGCCGGTCGACAAGGCGCCGGACCCGCTGCACCCCGGCGTTGCGGTCACGCTGCGGCGACTGATGGCCAATGAGACCGAAGTTGCCAAGATGATCATGGCGGGCGACCTGCCGTCGCCGCAGCGCTATGAAAACATGTCTTTGTTTGACATGCGCATTACGGGCACGGGCACGGCGTACCGCAAGCGGTTTGACGAGTTTGTATACAGGCGTCCTGAAAATTACCTGATGCCTGACTTCCTTGAGCGCTGCAATGGCCTGCCCGTCATTATGGAGCACCCCGATGCGGCGGTGCTCAATTCCACGGAATTTGCCGACCGCATCGTTGGAACCATTGTGTTGCCTTATATCAAGGGTGATGAAGTTTGGGGCATCGCCAAGATTTACGACGACGCCGCGATCAAGATGATGACGGAGACGCAAATGTCTACGTCACCATCCGTCGTGTTTAGAGAACCTAGCGTAAACAGCCGCATGGAACTGGAAGACGGGTCCAAGCTGCTGATTGAGGGCAAGCCTTCCCTGCTCGACCACTTGGCCATCTGCGAACAGGGCGTCTGGGACAAGGGCCAAAAACCATCCGGGGTTGTCTCGGATACTATTCAAGGAGACGTAACAGTGCCTGACGACATCAAAGAAGTGGTCGAGGAGACCAAGAAGGCCGACGCTGCCGAGGGTGGCGACAAGCTGGACAAGGTGCTCGCGCACCTGGACTCGCTGCACAAGCGCATGGATGCGTTTGAGGCGGAGGAAAAGATTGCTGACAAGGCCAAGCGCCGTCACGACGATGATGACGATGACGAGGAAAATCCCGAAAACATCGAGGCCAAGCGCGTCATTGCTGACAAGGCCAAGCGCCGTCACGATGATGATGACGATGATGATGACAGCAAGGCTCGCAAGGATGCCAAGCGCCGTCACGATGATGATGACGATGACGACGAGGAGAAGGCCAAGGCCGACGCCGCCAAGCGTTACGACGACGTTGCCCGGCGCATCGACCAAGTCGAGGCGATGCTGCCGAAGCAGATTTCGGACGCAGACTACGCCGCCATGGCCGACGCCCAGGCCAAGGCCGACAAGGTGTTTTCGGCCTTTGGTGACAGCGCCCCGCGCCCGCTGAACGGCGAAACGCTGCTGGCCTACCGTCGTCGTCTGGCGACCGGCCTCAAGCAGCACAGTGCGACGTGGAAGCCGGTCGAGCTGTCCGCATTGGCCGACGACGCTGCGTTCACCATCGCGGAGACGCAGATTTATGCCGACGCCACTGCGGCGGCCATGAACCCGGCCGGCTTGCCGGAGGGGTCGCTGCGTGAGATCGTTTCGACGGACCTGACGGGCCGCCGTATGATCAGCTTTGTCGGTGAGCCCCGCGCGTGGATGTCCAACTTCTCCAACGCCTCCAATCGTCGCCGGCTCGCCGGCATCCGTAACAATGGGAACCGCTAACAATGTCTGCTCAATTCTCTGTCAATCCGGTCCTGACGACCGTCGCCGCCGGCTCGTTCGGCATCGACACGTCGGGCTACATCCAGGGCACCGCCCTGGACGCGCCCAACACCCGCAACAACCTTGCGGGTGGCGTCTTGGCGTCGACTGAAACCCTGCCCATGTGGGGTGGCGTCGCGGTCCAGGAGCTGATTACGACGGTGCCGTTGGTCGCTGGTGGCACCTTGGGCAACAGCGTTGCCCGCGCCTCGGCCCTGACCAACCTGACCGGCTTCGCCGTGTTCGACCAGGATTATTCCATGGTCAACTCGCCGCAGTCCCCGGTGCCGCTGGCGGCCACTGGCATGGGCGTCAACTTCTACCGCCTGGGGTCGGGTGCCCGTATCGCCGTCGCCTGTGACCCGTCGCTGGCGTCGCTGGAAGGCGGTCTCATCAACCAGAACGTGAGCTGGGACTTCAACGACCAGATGTTGCAGCCCTACGTGGCGTCTGGCGCGACGATCTCGATCACGTCCATTACCTGGGCCAACACCAACGGCGGTCGCGGCACTGTGGTTGCTGGCGCCGCCGTGCCGTTTGGCCTGGGCGACACCGTCTATATCAGCGGTGCCACCAACACCGGCACGGGCGGCGCTGCTGCCGTCAATGGTCCGTTCGTCATCGACACCTATACCGACACCACCCACTTCACGCTGGCCATGCCGGCTGCGGCGGGTGTCATCGGCACCATCGGCGGCACCATCGTTGCCAATGTCGGCACGGGCGCCCTGGCGGTCAAGGTGCTCGACATCCAGGTCGGCAATTCCATGACTGTCAGCTACAACGCGGCGACGGGCTTTGCGACGTGGAATCGCAGTGGCACCACCGCCATCATCCTGATCTGAGGAGTCCAAACAAATGCCCAATCTCGCCCCGTCGTTTCTGACGGTCAATCCGGCCTACTTCGAGCCCGGCCTGCTCCTGCCGTATGTGCAGGCGTCCGGCGCGTTCGACCTGTTGGCCAACGGTCAGCCCCTGCCGCGTCTGGCCGACGGCGACCTGTACGCCTACATCAAGCGCGTCGACCTCCGCACCAAGGTTGCCAGCGGCCAGTCCGCCTACAACCTGTTGCCGTCGGTGTCGACCGCCCTGTCGATGATCAGCACGCCGTCCTACCTGCTGCGTGTCCGCGCTGAGTACGACCACCACGACACGGCGGCGATGGGCCGCTGGGGCGTGCCGATCGTCGAGGCGCAGCGGCTTGGTATGCGTCAGGGCCATTTCCAGCTCGCCCGCTCGGCGCTGCTGTATGGCTTCAACCCCGCCAACGGCGAAGGTCTGGTCAACACTCAGGGCGCCACGGCAGTCAACCTGCCGCCTGATAGTAACGGCAACACCACTGTCGTCACCTACGACAACGGCCAGATGGGCGTGTTCCTGCTCACCCAGCTGTCCGCCCTCAAGACCCGCACCAACCAGCTTGGCATTGGGCACAAGTTCACGATCCTGGGTCCGCAGCGCGTCCTCGGCGCGTTCGAGTACCAGAACATCGTGCAGTTGACCCAGTTCCAGCGTGCCGGTGGCGGCACCACCAGCACTGCCGGTCTGTTCAAGGACGTTGCCGAATTCAATGACGACGAGATCATTTGGGCTTACGACGACACCCTGATCGGCAAGGGTGCCAACGGCACTGACGCGGTAATCCTGCTGATGCCCGAGGTCAAGAAACCGCAGGGCGGGGCCATCAACACCAACGAGTTCGCGCGCCTTGCCCCTGGCATCGAAGCCTGTTCGCTCATGTACTGCGACATGGCGGCGCCGCGCGAAATCCCGACCCCGCTGCCGGGCGGCGCGATCGACGTTGTGTCCGAGTGGCGTATTACCTCGGGTTGGGGCATCCGTCCCGAGGCTGTCACTGTCATGTCGATGCAGTATCAGTAAGGTCTGCGGTACCCCGTCGTCAGTTGACGACGGGGTACTGTATCTCTCGAAATCCTGGAGGATACCGTTATGAAAATGTACATCGCCAATTGCACCCAGCAAGTTCAGGACTTCATTTACCGGCTGCCCGAGACCCCCGGTCCGCGCTCGCAGCGCATCGACATCGGGTCGCAGGTCCAGATTTCAGGTGACCTGTCGACCCCCGACATCGACGCCATCGTGCGCCAGCACGCCACCTATGGGCTGGTGTCGGTTGACGAGGTCGACCGGACCAAGCCGTTCGTTGGCCTGTGCTACTCGGTCGACAAGCCGGTACCGGTCGCCAAGATCAAGTCGGCCATTGCGCACAACTACGATGTGATGGTCGAGCGCGGCAAGGAGCTGCGCAAGGAAGCGGCCGTCGCTACGGAGTCATCGCTGGTCGAACGCGGCGCCGGTCCGGCTGCCCTTGAAATGTCGGTGGTTGAAGAAACCAAGGACGGCAGCGACCCGACTTTCAACGAAGGCTTGCGGGTCACGCGCAATGAGGCACCGTCCGAACCCCCGCGCCGGGGCAACCGCAACAACCGCCGGGCGGCTTGACCATGGCCGGCGAACCCCGCGACGTTGACTTGTTTGGGAAGGATGGGAAGCGCCACGCCACGGTACAGATCACTGGTCTGTTGCCGTGGCCGGACATCCTGCACTTCGCGGGCAAGTACTACAGCCGCAACGCTGCGGGCTGCTATGGCGAGGCCACTGTGATGGTGGCCTTCAAGCGGAAGGCCGAAGTGGTATGACCACCTACACCCCAACGCTGGCCGGGTTCCTGGTGTTTGTCAGGACGCAGATGGGCATTACGACCACCCAACTGCCGGACAACTCGCCTTCTATCCCGTTCGCCTATGACGTTGCGGTGTCAATCGTCAATAGCGCCCTGGCGCAAGCGGCAGGGCCGATCTACATGCTGGCTGTCTACAATCTTGGCGGCAGCAATCTGATCAACTTTGCGCAAGACCCGACCGGCCAGACATTTTTCGCCGACGTGCGGACCAAATACAATATCTTTGGTTTTGTGTCGGGCGTTATCAGCTCGGCGGGCGACGAGGGCACTAGCGAGTCGATGGTGGTGCAGAAGGCGGCGGAGGACTTTACGCTGGCCGACTTGCAGTACCTGAAGGACCCTTGGGGCCGCCAGTATCTTGCGTTCGCACAACGGTACGGGACACTGTGGGGAATATCATGAGCAACTATCCTTATCCGAACTTGCAGCAGAATGCTGCTGCGGCAATCCCCGTTTACGTGGCCAACGGCAACTATATCATTACGCCCCCGACTCCGTTTCCAGCGACCATCGCTGGTAATACAACGTGGTCAAGTGGCGTGATCTTGGCTGGTAATGCAGACTCGATCGTTGCCTGCGCCACACTCAGCCAGAGTGGTGATCTCATTGTCAGTCGCTACCTTGATGCGGCAGGCACAATCCTGATTGACACAAACAATAGTGGGATGACGGCGGCGACTCCGACGACGGTCAAGTTGTCCGACTTCACTCCATTTTTGTCATTCGTAGTCTCCATTCAAAATACTTCCGGCTCGACCGGCACGCTGTCCAACGCTGGGATTCTGGTCGGATGATCCTGCATCTGGGCGTTATCGAAATGCCCTATGAAAATGAGGCGCCGACGCCCGGCAAGCGCCGACGCAAGGCCAAGGCGCCGTCGGGTATGACCACGGGCGACGTTGCCAGCATACTGGAAGACAAGTACCACGTGATGGAAGTCTTTTTCCAGGAAAAGCAGCAGCTGATCGCAGACCAGTTGGCGCAGTCGGTGGCAGGCACGTTGGAAAGCATTATGGCGGGGGCGCCGCCGACCATTGACCCGTTTGGCGAGGGCACGAAAAAGGTCAAGGGCCTTTTCGATGACTTCATAACCAACAAAGAAATGGACCGCCTCGGGTATCCGGGCGTGCCGACGAAGGCGTCGCTTAAGGGCGTCAGCCATCGCTTTAAGGGCAAGAAGGGCGAGCCGGGTCGCCCGTCTTTCGTCGACACCGGCTTGTATGTTGACAACTTCACCTCCTGGATCGATTGAGCAAAAGGAACCTGAACAATGTCGGTCACTCCCAACCAAGTCATCATCTACGGGTCGGCCAATATGCCCGAGGCCGATGGCGTCACCGTCGGCGGCGCTGTCGACTTTACCAAGCGTGTCAGCTTCTATGACATTCCGACCCCCGGCACCTTCGACGTGGTGTCGTCGTCTGCGTCCGACACCGCCGTTAAGGTGCAGGTGTCCGGCCGCGACAGCACCGGCGTTGTTGTGACCCCGGCGGCGGTCACCGTCACTGGCACCACCGTCCTGTCGGCGACGTTTGGCGGTCAGTCATTCGAGCGCCTTTTGTCTGGTGTCATCACCGGCGGCGCCATCGGTTCCCTGACCAACCCCGGCGGCACCACGGCCGTTGGTGACATCGCGGTCATGGCGACCACGCGCGAAATCAGCGGCCATACCGCCCAGGTAGGTTCGGCCAATACGACCGGCACCACCCCGCCCCTGTTCAAGATGCAGTCGGGTGACGGTGCCACCATTGGCGCGCTGGTCTACAGCGGCCTGGGTCTCATTATCCGCATCACCGGCGGCACCGGGTCCGGTCAGCTCCGCATGATTGCGGCGCCCTATTCGTCCGGCGCTTATGGCACCGACGTGGTTGCCATCAACCGCGACTGGGGCACCATCCCCGACGCTACGTCGACTTACGACATTGCCTTTGGCATGTTGTTCGACATTTCGCCCAATGCGGTCAAAGCCATCACTCGCGTGTTCGCAACGGCACAGGCCGACGTGCCTGGCGGGTCGACCAAGACTTATTATGAAAAGATTTTCTGGGTCAACACCAACGCGTCGACGGCCCTTATCACGGCCGCGATGCAGGTGCTGTCGGAGTCCGCCACGCTGCCAGCGGGTGCTGCGCTGGACCTTGCGCTGACCAAGGTCTTGAATGACACCGCGACCAGTGCCAACCGTCAGACGCTGCCGACCAATGGTGACAGCTCCGCGCTTACTTTCGTGGTGCAGCCCTCGCCCATCTCGGTCATTGCCTCGCCTGGGTCGCTGCCCAATGGCAACAGCGCATCCGTTGCGCAGGGCGGGTGGCTGCGCCTGACCCTTAACGCCGGCACGACGGTCTACAAAGGCACCGCTGACTTGCGGACCACTGGCGCCACAATTTGACCAACAGCGCTAGCTGCTGACCACGCGGCCAGCAGCTAACGTTCTTGTGGCAAGGATAGGACAATGGCGACGACACTTGCTGATCTCGTCCGGTTTCAGACAGCAACGACTGGCACTGGCACCATAACAGTCGGTGCGGCGGTGTCACCATTCATGACCCCTGCCACCTATGGTGCGCCGTTCAACACTGGCACCACGGTTGTTTTCTATTCCATTATTGACGCAGCCGGCGGCAATAGTGAGACAGGCACCGGCACCTACACGGCATCCGGGGCAACACTGTCCCGTACTGTTGTGACATCAACTAATGGCAACGCTGCGATTAATCTGAGCGGTCAAGCGCAAGTTGCCTTTACAGCAATAGCATCATCGATCCTGAACAAGACCGGCGACACAATGTCCGGCCCACTGACTTTGTCATCCGCACTGACTTATGGCGGCGTGACACTGTCCAATGCTGTAACGGGCACCGGCAATATGGTGCTGTCCGCCGGTCCGACGTTCACCGGCACGTTGGCGAGTGCGAATCATACGATTACGTCAACGTCGGCCAATGCACTGGTTGTCGGCGCAAACGGCACAACTAATCCGTCGTTGACCATCGACGCGTCCACGGCATCAAGTGCGACGGGTATTAGCGTCAAGTCGGCTGCCGCTGCTGGCGGCGCCGCGATTGCGGTCACATCTTCTGGCGCCAACGAAAATCTGACGGTCGACGCCAAGGGCAGCGGTACGATCACGTTAGGCGGGACTTCGACGGGTGTGATCACACTGACGCGCGCCACTACTATCAGCGCCGCACTGACCTACGGCGGCGTGACGCTATCGAACGCCGTCACCGGCACCGGTAATATGGTTCTGGCGACGTCCCCGACGCTAACGACGCCGACCCTCGGCGTTGCAACTGCGACCAGCGTCAACAAGGTTGCGCTGACCGCGCCGGCTACGGGATCGACGTTGACCATCGCCGACGGCAAGACACTGACGGCGAACAACAGCATCACGCTCGCCGGTACTGACAGCACCACGATGACGTTCCCGAGCGCGTCGTCGACCGTGCTTACGACTGGCAATACCGCGAACCTGACGAAAGGGTTCACATTCACCTACAACAATATCGGCACATTCACTTCCGTGCAGTCGACCACGGTCGACCCGACGCTCGGGAACTATCAGTATGTGTCGCTGAGCGGGTCGTTTACCTGGACGGTTACCGCGCCGAGCAACGATTGCGCGGTCGACATTATCGTGAGCCTTGGCGCAAGCGGCAGCAGTGTCGCGATCAGCCTGAGCGGGTTCAAGACAGCGGGCTCCGGCGCCGGCGGCACGTTTACAGCGGCGAATAGCACTTGGTACATTTTGTCCATTCGTAAAGTGAACGGCGTCGCGACGTACTCCTGGAATGGCCCATGGACTTAACCGATGCTGTTTGAACCGAAATTTGAGGGTCGCACGCACGGGCTTGTGTGTGGCGCCCCTACGCTGACGCTCCCAAACCCGACGGCTTTTCGGGTGGCGCGCAAGAAGCGCGATCTTCTGTTTGTTACGCCTCAGCTTATCGGGGCTGGCGTCTCTTGGAAGGTCGTTATCAAGGCCCGTGATGGGGGCGAAATTCTCTGGCAGCGCCCGTTTGCTGACAGGAACGAGGCATTTGCCGTATGGGTTCAGATCACTGGGCAGGACTTTTCTCGGATTGATCCTGGAACACCAATCCGAATTTTACCGACCTATTACGAGGGCGAGCTTGTCTATGAGCTTGCTACGATCGCCACATACACGTCGAGCAACTCGACCAATGCAGATTGGCCGACTGGAAACCGATGCCCGTCCGGGGTGACAGCGACAGATTATCTGGTCATTTCAGGAGGCGGTGGTGGCGGGGGTTCTGGAACTTATGGGCCAGGCGCAGGCGGCGGTGCAGGAGGCGTTTTAACTGGCACTGGTTTGTCTGTGACACCCGGAACTCAATACACAATCACCGTTGGGCCTGGTGGTACTGGCAGTACTGGGCCAAGCGGCGGACTTGGTGGAAATGGCTCTGGTTCTGTATTTTTTTCGGTTGCCCCCGGAGGCGGGGGCGGCGGTCGTGGCTCCGACGGAACATCATCCGCAGGTAATGGCGCATCCGCTGCCTCTGGAGGCGGCGGTCGTTATGCCGGAACGGGTGGATCAGGAACAGGCGGCCAAGGAAACGCTGGTGGCGGATCGGTCTTCTCGGGGAACTATGG